CTAAAAATTAAGTTTTTTTATATCTTCTCTTACGTCCTCTTGAAGAGAGTGTAAGTATTTGTTCGTAGTACTTATATCTGCATGTCTTAATTGAGACTGAATTGTTTTTATATCTATATGATTGTTTATTAGTATACTAGCATGTAAATGTCTCAATACATGCAAACCACCAGAGAAGCCATGTCTTTTTAAGTGCCTAGAAAAGCATTGTCGCATTCTTTGCACTTCTAATGCCTTGTGAAGGTTAAATAAATTCTCTTCATTTCGTTCTTTTTTATAGTCGAGCAAGATGTTTTTTAAAACGTCAGAGAATTGAGCGTACTCTCCAATACGGTTTGATTTAGGAGAAGAGATTATTACTTCTTTTCCTATGGATGCATAGCCTCTATTGATATATATTTTATTCTTATCTAAATCTATATCAGACCACTTCAATGCAATAGCTTCACCTCCTCTTAGCCCAGAGTACAGAAGTATATAAAGAAATACTCTAATATAGTTTTCCTTTATTTCCATAATTATAGATTTAATCTCTTCTACAGTTGGGAGCTTCCTTTTTTTGCTTTCTTTTGGTGGCTTATTTATTAAGTTAGATGGAATTCCTTTATCTCTTAAACCGTCTACTACAGAGGTATTGATAATAGAAAGAACGTACCCAACCATTGTATTAATAGTTCCTGGTGTAACGTTGCTACTAAGAAGAGACCCTACAAATTTATTAACATGGTCCGCTGTTATATCTCCTATTTTTATATCTCCTATTTTTATATCTCCAATAGCACTATTAAATTTATCTATTGCACACCTTTTTGTTACAGATGTTGTTCTTTTAATTTCTTTTTGGTTAACTTCTTTTTCAATAGTTCTAATGGCATAAGGATAGTATAACTCATCTGATGTGTTCGTAGTTTTCTCTTCTTGTATTTTATCTCTCAGTTTTCTCCTACATTCTTGGATGCCTTTAGCATACACGGTGTAGCGTATATTATTTATCATTATTTGTCCGCACCATGTTCCATTAGCTCTTTGGTAAAATGTTCCTTCTTGATTTCCTCTTCTTTTTGTCATACTACAATTCCTCCTTTACTACATTATAATACGAATAAAGGATAAAAACAAATGTTCTTGACTGCGAAGAAATGTTCGAGTATAATAAAGAAAAAAGTTAAAAAAACAGGTGTTGACTTATTAGTGTAGATGTGTTACAATACTTGCGAAGGGAGGAAACATGGAGCTGATTACAACGAAAGAAGTTGCCAGATTATTAGTCGTATCAGACGAGCAAGTAAGAAGATTAGTACACAGACATGGTTTACCCTGTTATCAACTTAGTCCAAGAGTATTAAGGTTCAAGGAGGAAGAAGTATTACAATGGGTAAAGAAAACAAGGAGTTGTATCTAGTCAGAATGGAGAATCACCATGATGAAATGGTTGAATCCCTAGAAGAAGCAAAAAATATTGTTCAAAGTTCTATTAGTATGAAACTATGTAGAAGCTGTGAGATTTATAAGGTTGGCGAAAGAGTTTTTAAATATGGTGAATCAGCTGTGTAAACAGCTTTTTCTTTCCATAAAACATACACTTACAAGTAAATAAAGGAGCATAAAAATGAGAAGTGAAGCAGAAGTTTTTGAAATTTTAAAAAAACCATTACATCCATCAGATATTGAATGGCGTATTGGAAAGAAATCAAAAGATAAGACAAAAGCAAGTATTTTAGCCTATACAACTGCTCGTGGAGTTATGAATCGTTTAGACGAGGCTGTTGGACCAGGTAACTGGGAAGTTCACTTTAAACCAATTGACATGGGAATAGCTGCAAAGACAGATAAAATGGGGAATACAATTGACCTAAAAGGTTTCTCTTGCACTTTGCTAATTAAATTCCTAGATGAAGAAGGCAAAGAGAAATATACAATCAGAGAAGATGTAGCTCCATGTACAGACTTTGAGGCTATTAAAGGTGGAGCATCTGGGGCAATGAAACGTGCCGCCGCTCAACTTGGAATTGGTCGTTACCTATACAACTTAGAAGCTACATGGGTTAGCATTGATGCTTACGGTAACTTTAAAACTCCTCGTTTACCAGACTGGGCACTACCAGAAGGATTCAAATACGAAGAGGAAGAGGAAACTCCTCATACACAAGAGGTTAAATCTCCTCAAGAGGAGCCTCAAATGCCTAATGACTGGCAAGAAAATACAGACCATCACGAACCAGTAATTGGTTTTGGAAAACACAAAGGTAAAACATTCTCTGAAGTACCAAGAGATTACATTGAATGGATGTCTAAAAACATCCAAAAAGAGGCTGTAAGAGAGCAAGCTATTGCATGGTTAGCTTCTAATCCATCAGCATCTCCAGCAATGGATGCAGTACCTTGGTAATAGACGATAAGTTATTACAGGAATATAGCCCTAATGAAGTGGTTGTATTCTCTTGTATTAGGGACATTGTGACAGAAGAAGGGTTCGTTGTGGGAGATAAAAAATTCTCCCATGTTGAGCTCAGGAAGATAAAGGCAAGATTGCCAAACTTATCCATGTTCACAATAAAAAAAGTAATTAAAACCATGCTAGCTAATGGAATGATTGTCAAAGGTCCTAGTATTACTAAGAGACCTGTATTATATGGGGTAAAGGTGAAGTAAATGACACAAGCTGGTAAATTACAAAAAGTAGTAACGATGTACTTAAAAAAGGTTTCAAAGCAAACTGCTTTTGTCCATGGGAAACCTACAAAAGAATATTGGTTGCTTCGTAGTTACCTGCTAAAGCAAGACCCAGACTTCATCAATATATCCTACGATTACTTGATGTCTCAAGACGAATTTGAGTTTATGAATGTCTATACCTTTTCAGATAAGGCAAAGGCATACCAAACCGAAATGAGATGGAAAGAAACAAAGGAGGGGTTATCAAAGATACATGACAAAGCTGACTCGTATTCATTTGATTCTTTAATGAGTTTGTAGGAGGCACTATTATGAAAAAAGAATATAGAAAAGAAGTAATCCGTAGATTCCGAGAAATTGAAACTATTGCAGGGTTAATGAGAAAAACTACACCGAATGAACAAAAGGTGTTTGTTGAAATCATTGGTGACTACGTAGATGAAATTAGAGAACTACTTAACAAGTAAGGAGAGCAGATATGAAAATTGGGAAACTCATTAATCAAAAAGTTGACATCGTAGAATATATCGGTAGATACACTGAGTTGAAACCCAAGGGGAATCTGTTTGAAGGTCGGTGCCCAATTCACAAAAGTGAGGAGGGCACTCCTCTTGTTGTATATCCTCACACCAATTCATACCATTGCTTTGCGTGTGAATCTAGTGGGGATGTCATCAGTTTTGTAATGGATTATGAAGATGTTCCTTTTAATGAAGCTGTAAAACAATTAGCAAGAGAATATAACATAGACATACAAACAGATGAAACCTTTATGAAGTCAATGAAAGTAGAAGAAGATTTCACTAAAAAAGTAGTTGCTTGTCAAAAAAACGTTAGTAAGGTATCTGATTATCTTCGCAGGCGTGGGTTTACAGATGAAACTATACAAGAATTTGGCTTAGGGGAAGAGGGTGGAAACCTAATTATCCCTATTCATAACTCTCAACTGCAAGTTGTTGCGATAGCAAAAAGACAGTTTGATAGAAAACCCAAATACCTAAATTCTATCAATAATGTTCTGTATGATAAATCTGCTTTGCTATTTAACATTGGTAGAGCAAGAAGACTTGTTAAGCATACAGGTGAACTATACATGGTAGAAGGGTACATGGATGCAATGAGCGGGCACCAAATGGGATTAGCCACTGTTGCGTATTGTGGGAATGAAGTTCACAGAGACCAATTAAGAAGTTTACCCATGTCTATCCGCCAGATGCCGACAATTATCTATTGCCCAGATAATGATGCAGAAGGTTTAAAAAGAGTTCCTCGTGTAAGAGATTACTTCAAAGAAGTTTTGCCGAAGGCAGTAGTTAAGGTATTACAATTACCAGAAGGATGTAAAGACCTAAATGATGCCCTAATGGCAGGTATCAACGTAGAAACACTACCTAAAATCCACATAGATAGATTTGCATTAATGAATTTATTAGACACCTGTAAAGCCAAAGAAGAAGAGTATGATTCTGCATACCAGTTCTTGAAATCTATAGCTAACCCTATTTTAAAGTCAGACTTGATAAAGCAATTAGCGGAAAGATGGGGAAGAGACTATACAGAGTTAAGGGCATACTTTGATTCAGTTCAAGACGATGTAGAAACATTAATCAAAAATGCGGCTGGTGTTGAAGAGTCAATTAATGACCTAAGACAAATCTATCAAAGGGGAGAGTATAAAACTCATTTCCAAAGATTAGATGACTGTATTGGTGGCTTATCTAAAGGGCAAGTATTTATCCTCGGTGCTTATTCATCTGCGGGCAAAACAGGTTGGGCGATAGAATATATCCTTAGACAGGTAATCGCTAACAAAATGCGTTGCGTATTCTTCTCCCTCGAAATGCAAAAAGGTAAGGTCATGGAAAGAATGATTGCCATGATTTTGAAAATAAACATGAGAGATGTTAGAGAATTAATTCTACAAGGCGATGAGCGAATACAGCAAGTAGTAGAAAAATTAAAAGATAGGCTAATCATCTACGATGATAATAATTTATCTATGGATGATATAGAACGTCGAATCGCATCTCTAAACCAAAAGAACCTACTAGGTGGTCCTGTAGATTTGGTTGTAGTAGATTACTTTACATACCTAAAGGGAGCTAATACCTACGAAGGTGCTAGTGGAGAGGCACTAAAGATGAAAGGCTTAGCAAAGAAGTATAATATTATACTGTTTATGTTGAGCCAGTTAAACCGAAGTGCTGGTACCTATAATGAACCTACTATGGATATGCTCCGTATGACAGGTGACATAGAGGCATCTGGTGACGTAATTGTTATGCTATGGAGACCAGAGAAAGAACCTGGTTTATCCCTAGAAAAACAACAAAAATTACAAAATATCACAAGGCTGAAAGTAGAAAAAGCTAGGGATGGCATGTACGGACCAAGTAGAATGGAATTGAAGTACAATTCAGAGACATCAAGGTTAGAAGAAATTTAACAAATAAGTGTTGACAAGTTAAGTTATAAGGAGTATAATGTAAGTAACGTAAGTAGATGTTATTTTTTTTATTTAATAACTTAACTTATAAGATAATAAAAGAGTAGAAAGGAAAGAAGAAATGCCATACGATAAATTTCTTTGTCCAGATGGGATAAAGGTTGGAATTAAGGAATGTTTAGATACATGTAGGCTGGCAGGGACTAGCTACGCACCTTGTGGAAGGTGTTTAAGTAAACCGACTCTTCAAAGTATTTCGCTACAAAGAGAGTGGACAGGGAAACCCTCTACTACCCAATTGTTAAAAGGAACAAGGGAAGTATACCTAGAAATAACAAACAACTACTCTATAAATCCTAGAGAATCTCTGTTTATGATTAACGGGACACGCTCTCATGATTACCTAGAGCAGTTTGTTACTGGAGATGACCTAGCAGAAATCAGAATAGATGATGGGGTATCTACAGGTGCGTTTGATTACTACTCCACAGAAGACGGAGGGACGCTCTACGATTATAAATTGTATGGGAGTTTCAAGGTTGCAAAAGTTCTTGGTTTGCATGAGGTCAAGGTTCCTACAGGAGAAGTGTATAAGACTGGAGCAAAAAAAGGACAACCTAAATTCAGAAAAGAGTTTAGACCTGGAGTTCATAGTCGATTAGACCTAGCTATTCAATTAAACGATTACCGAATGAAAATAGAAAAAGAATTAAATAAGCCAGTAAATAAATTGGTTTGTGAAATTATTGTTCGTGATGGGAATACGTTTATTGCAAATAGCAGAGGGATTACACAACCTGGGTATCTGGTCCCGATTAATAAGATTAGTGATATTTGGATTGAGCGGTATATGAAGAAAAAAGCCAATGACTTAATCAAGGCTTTAGAAACAAATACTTTACCACCACCGTGTAGACACAGTGAAACATGGGGTGGACTAAAATGTGAGAGATATTGTTCCGTAGCAGAATTTTGCGATGTTGGTCGCAAGGCGAAAGAGAACAAATCGTAATTTATTTGGAGGAATAATGCTTAATAGAAAAAACTTTAGCCATATTATGGTAGATGAATTAGTGAAAGTTGACCAGTTGTTTCTAATGAAGAACGAACAATATGCTTCTAAAGAAGATGTATTAAAGGCATTCAAGGAAAGTGCAAAGAGACAGAATGGAGAGCTTACAAAAGCGGGAGCGTTTAAAGCGTGCATGCAGTTCAAAGATAAACATGACTTAGCCTTACTACAACATGGGACAGTGTTACCAGATGCAAAAGAACGATTACGTGACGTAATTGTATATTGTTTATTAGGATTGGCAATTTTAAGTAATGAAGACTCTGAATTGCAAGGTTAGAAAAAACTGCAAGACCATGAAAGACCAATGTTGGTGTTGTGATGACTATGGCTTATACCAACCAAAAGATTACTCGATTCTTTCTCCTAGACAGGAAGAAAATAGAATAGAAAAAGCCTTACAAAAAAAGGTAAAGAAACAGTCCTCTGCATCCAAGAGAGGAAAGAGTAATCGAAGAAATGGTCGAGTGGCAGAGCGAGAACTTGTGAAGTGGTTAGAAAAGCATGGACTAGAAGCCAACCTAGTTCCTATGTCTGGAGCTTTAAAATCAGCTAACATCATCAAAGCATTAGCTAATGATGAGATGGTTGAAAAAATGAGAGGAGACATAAAACTAACTATTAATGGTGAAACCTACACCGTAGAATCAAAAAGGAATGTAAACTCTGATAGCTGGTACAAGAAGGCTGAAAAAGGGGTTATACGCATAAATACATTGGCATACCTTATGAGAGAGGACCTATTCATGGCTACAGTAAATGGTGTAGACCTACCAATCTCCGAGGTAATAGAAGATAAAGGTTTCAAAAAAATTCATGATTATTTTGAGCAAGATGATAGCGATATTGTTGTAATTTCACGACCATATTGTCACAGATTGTTCTTTATAAAGGAGAAAGTATATGAAAGAATTCACAGGATTAAAGATTAATGGGATGTACGAACTTAAAGACGAAGCTATACAAGCAAGCATAGATATTCAAATATCTAAGGTTTCACCAGTAGAATTGATGACTATTTTAAGTGCCCTTGTGGTTAATGTATTGAAGGGAGCAGACGAAAAGAACGCACCTTTATTCTTACATATGTTTAGCTCCGTATTTGATAAGTTTGTTGAGGAGTCTGTAGAAGGTGTAAGTAATGAATAAAGAAAGAGTTTTGGTATTCCCCGCTGAACCAAACGGGAAACCATTCGTAAGTTATGAAGAGGATGCAGAACAAGAAGGTTTTGAGGAAGATATTCTTTGCCCCCTATCCCGAAGTGGAGACCCATTCGCAGATATGGTTTGCGTACAAGATGTCGTTGGAGACCCATTGACAGCAGTACAAATCTGTTTAGATGCTGGGATAGGAAACCTTACAGATGCAACAACATTCCTAAATGAAGTTATATACAGAATCAAAAACTTTAAGTATGAATTATTAGACAAAGGAGAAACAAATGCTTATCTTAACTGATGATAGTAGAAAATTGGTGGATTGTGTATCCATCTTTGTGAAAGAACGCCCAGACAAAGCAGACCGAAATAAAATCTTTTGCTACGACCTACGAGGATGTCTACCTACAGGAAAAGAGATTGTAATTAAAAAGTTTGATGAAGAACAAAAAGCGATTCAACTACTAAATGAAATTGCTTTAGATTTGAATGCAAACAAGCGAGCAAAAGAGGAAAAATAAATGTGGTCTGAAGACAGTTTGTATGAGCTATTTGAGCTATATCAAGAATTAGTCGAATGGTATAACGAACTTGATGACAGTGCAGTAGGTGATGCCTTTGGATTGATGAAAGAGGCATCTTCCCTACAGGCGAGTTTTGAGTCAGTCTCTGCTGAAATAGGCAAAACTATTTCCGAATGTGAAATCACGGCAAAGGCTACTCAATCTCGTATCAGTTTAGAATCATCTACAAAGGTGAATGATGGAGAAAGAAAAGCGTCTTGTAACCCAGAGGTAATTGAGGGTTGGAAGAAAGTATCGTATTTTATTCATCATCAAAAAAATATAGATGCCAAGGCAAGGCACTTGGCTCGTATTTATTACGATTCTAAACTAGTGTATGAAAATGCTTGCAGGGCTATGAGAGGACCAGTAGGAGGAGAGAAACTTGTCGGTAACTATTAATGACCTTGAGTTCGAGGCAATGGAAATCCAAAAAAAACTTTATCCTGTATTTGGTTATACGTATATATTTGTATCAGAACGATATATGGCGTATATCATAGCAGATGAGCAAGGGAACATAATATATACAAAACAAGTATTGGATTAGGAGGAACTATGAAAGAATTCTTTATAGGGTTGTTATCAACTACCAGAGATGTCTTCATGCTTTTGTTGACCATTTTTGTTATTATTGGGGTACCTGTAGTATTTCTATTAGAAGGAAGACAGTTTATGTCTAATATTGATATGGTATTGACATTTGCAATGGTATCTTTATGGGGAGCTTGGCTTCCTGACCACTTAAAACACATCGGTTCCTATAGTACATCTTTATACAAAAGATTAAAGGGAGAACCAAATGAGTAAAGAGATAATTGATTTGCATGATATTATTATGACTCCTAAAGGAGAAATTGAAGTGCAATCTATTATGTACAACCCAAAAACAAAGAAACATTCATACTCTGTATTAGGTCCCAAAGGGAAGTACTGGTCAGAAGATGATGTAAAATTAGTAAGAAAGCGTGAAGTTGGAGGAAAGAAGAAGTGAAATTAGGCAAGGAATTTCTAGGGAAATATAAAGATTTCCCAGACCATATGACAGAGTTATCTAAGTTTGTGTACTACAGAACGTATTCACGATGGCTAGCAGAAGAGAACCGCAGAGAGACATGGAAAGAAACATGTGCTCGTGCAGTTGAATATAATACTTCTTTAGCAACTACGTCTAAGGAAGAAGCAGAAGAATTATTCGACAACATGTATAATCTAAAACAGTTTATTAGTGGTCGTAGCTTATGGATTGGTGGCTCAGAAGCATCTAAAAAAGTTCCATTGGCTGGATTTAACTGCTCCTTTGTGGTAATTGATAACTTAGTTTCGTTTGATGAATTGTTTTATCTTCTTATGGTTGGTACTGGAGTAGGATTTAGAATCTTGCCTAGTGATGTAGCGAAACTACCTACATTCAGACAGAATGTAGAATTAACCACTACCAAGCATAAAGGAATGCCTTGGGGAGACCCCGATACAGAGTATATCGAAGCGAGTAAAGACCATGCTTATATTATCGTAGGAGATAGTAAAGAAGGTTGGAAAGAAGCATTAGCTACTTACTTACGCTTTATGACTAATCCTAAGAAAACACAAACAAAGTTAGTTATCGACTTTACAAAGATTCGTCCCAAAGGAACTCCATTAATGACTTTCGGAGGTTAAATTAGCCCCCTTTTGCTAGTAATAGCATCAAAATAAACTATGTGAACCTGTACATGCAGGGTGTGCCGAAAGGTGCTAACGGTGGAAACCTAAGTCTTTATGATATGGTAATACCGTGCCAAGACCTATTATTGTTTATAGGTAGTAGGTAAGGTGTAACGACTATCCTGTTTAGGAGTAGCGGTTGGGTGAAATTCCCAACTGCGAAGTGCATAGCCCCACAAACGTGGGTGAAGATATAGTCTACTCCCCTTTTAAAATATCGGGAAACCGAGGGTATAAAGGACAGCCAGCGGTAGTGAATCTATCGAAGACATGTTTAATAAAATTCACAAAGTTATCACCGAAGGTGAATATAGTTCTAAACCAGTAGGTGGTAAACTTAGACCTATTCATTGTTTGGATATTTGTAATTTAATTGGACAAAATGTTGTTGTTGGTGGAGTGAGAAGAACGGCGGAAATTGCTTTAATTGACCCAAAAGATACAGAATGTACAGAGGCAAAAAGCAATCTAACCCCAGAGAAGTACCATCGCTTTATGAGTAATAACTCATTATACATTGAAGAAACACCTACAAAAGAATACTTACAAAAAATCTTTGATTCCATTAGAGCTACTGGAGAACCTGGCTTCGTCAATGTAGCAGAATCTAAAAGACGTAGAGGAGATTATGCTGGAACAAATCCATGCACAACAGGAGATACAGAAATCCTCACAGGCGAATATGGATACGTTCAAATTAAGGATGTTGTTGATACCGACGTAACTGTTTGGAATGGATACGAATGGAGTCAAGTTCGACCTAGAGTAACTGGATATAACCAACCAATTCTGGAGGTTAAATTCTCTAATGGAACATCATTAAAATGCACAGACTACCATAAATTCGTTTTAGTTGGTGGGGAGCGAGTTATGGCTACAGAGTTGTCAATTGGAGATAAACTTGAAAAGTGGACATTACCAGTTTTAACATCCCTATTTAGAGGAAACTCTTTGTTCTCTGATTTTTCATCCGTAGACCCTTACGTAGCTGGGTTTTACGCTGGAGATGGTGTCGTATCCAAACCTTTGATTTGGTTATACGGGAAAAAGAGAGCTTTAAAGCAAGTTTTTGCAAGTAAGGGTTGTCGAGTATTAGATGGAGAGGAAAGAGATACTGTTTATATTCCAACTACATTCCCAAAACATAGAGTACCTACAGCACAAGATTCTATTCAAAATAGACTTGATTATTTGGCTGGATTGCTCGATAGTGATGGATGCATAAACTCTAAAGATGGTAGCGTAGCAATTTCTTCTGTAGATAAAAATTTCTTGAAAGACCTTTTTAAGATGTTGTCTACCATGGGAGTTAATTCCTGTATTTCAGAAATGAAAGAAGAGGGAGAAAGAGCATTGCCTGCTAACAACGGGACAGGAGAAAGCAAAATCTATTTCTGCAATAAATGTTATAGATTAACAATTTCTGCTTGGAACGTAAGAGAATTAATGGAACTAGGATTAAAAACCTATAGATTAAACCTAAATCCAAATCCAAATAGAGAGGCATCAAGATTCGTTTACGTAACTGGAATAGTTCGTAGAGACAATGAACCTACGGTGTACTGTTTTACAGAGCCAAAGAATCATACTGGCATCTTCAATGGAGTTATGACAGCCCAGTGTGGAGAAATCTTATTGCCTGCTAATGCAGTATGTAATCTGACAACAATTAATTTGACCCAGTTTGTGGTTAGAGGAAAATACAAAGGGCAAGCCGCAGTAGATTGGACTGGTCTAAAGAAAGCAATGCGTTTATCTGCTCGTGCAGGGTATAGAATGACGTGCGTTGATTTAGAGCTACCAGGTTGGAATGAGATTCACCATAGAGACCGTTTATTAGGTTGTTCAATTACGGGGTATCAAGACCTTATTGGGATGTTACCAGAGGGGTTCAATGAAGAGCTTTTCTTAGAAGAGATGAAAAAGTGGACTAGATTCTACGCTGACGAATACGCAGAAGAGTTAGGAACACCTAAATCCAAGCTAGTTACGAGCGTCAAGCCCGAAGGATGTACGACATCAGATATGATGAGGACACTTGACGATGGGGTCTTATTCTTAGATGAAATTTATGAAGGCATTACAGATGAAAACACGAAATCTGGGTTTCATGAAATTAAAGAACCATATTCTGTAGCTGGAAATACAGTAAGTAAAATCTACAAAAACGACCTTAAAAATGTAAAAAGAATTACATTAAAAAATGGGCGTATTTTACGAATTACTGACGAACATCCAATGTCTGTAAATGGAGAATGGGTAAATGGTTCAAACCTAAAAGAAGGTATGGTTATTGACCATAACATTGGTACGTATAAAACAGAGGAGAATCAAAAGTTAAAAGAGATTGACTATACAATCTATAGGTCTGATGCAAGACTAGAAAAATACCCTACAGAGATGAACGAAGATTTAGCTTGGCTAATCGGAGCATACTTTGCTAATGGTAGTTTTACTAGTAATCATAGAATCAAATTCCATTGCCAATACAAAGAGGTTCATGACAAAGTTCAAAGAATCTGGAAAGAACAATTTGGCATTGATACCCACATTATAAAATTAACCGATAGAGATTCTTTCGTTCAAGACTTTAGACGGGTAGCTGTTAGACAATGGTTAGACAGTAATGGAATCCGTAAATACGATGACGAAGGAGAAATGTATATTCCAGAAGTAATTAGACGGTCTTCTTGGAAGTGTATTTTGTCTTTTATTATTGGATACGCAGATAACGATGGCTGTTTCAGTAATAAATCGTTTTGCATTGATTCTTCAAAAGAAACTTTTGTAAGACATATGCAACAGGTTGCCGAGGCAGTAGGGATTTCCTTTGGAGTATCTTGCAATACATCGAGAGAAAATAGCTTCTCTAAAACTCCAATGTGGAAATTACACTTATCAAGAGCTTTTTCTTCGGAGGAAGCAACTGATTACGTAAATCAAAACTCTGTCAAAGCAAAATTAAAAGGTTTTGTGGAAAAGGGGATTGTTAAGACAAAAGACCCGTATACTATTGTGAAAATAGAAGACGAAGGGAGCGTCCCCACATACGATATAGAGGTAGAAAATATTCACTGCTATTATCAAGGTGGTTTGTTGTCTCATAATACGCTTAGCTTGATTGCTGGAGGAGTGAGCCCTGGTGTACATTACCAACATAGCCCATACTTTATTCGACGTATTCGTGTAAACGCTAGTGACCCACTAGCTAAAACAGCCTTAGAACTAGGGTGGCAAATACATCCAGAAGTAGGGCAAACAATGGATAATGCAACTACGTTGGTAATTGATTTCCCATGTAAGACAGAGGCTCGTAAAACTAAAAACGATGTATCGGCAGTAGAACAATTAAAAACATATTTAATGTTCCAAAAAAATTACACGGAACACAACGCATCAAATACTATTAGTGTAAAACCAAACGAGTGGGAGGAGGTTGTTGACTTTGTACATACCAACTGGAATGATGTATTGGGAGTTACTTTTTTGGAAAGTAATTCAACGTATTATCCGCTTATGCCGTATGAAGAATGCACCAAAGAAGTATATGACGATTTAGTGAAAAAGACTAGACAATTTGACCCAGAAATCTTGAATAACATGGAAATTACCACTAGAAATATGGGTAAGGAATATGAAATTCTTGACGATAAAGAAGGTTGTGAAAACGGAGTCTGCCCAATTCGCTAAAAAACTTTACTTATAAGTGTTGACAAGCTAATGTAAAAGTGCTATAATAACATTGTAGGTTGAACCTACCTTTTTATTCCACTTTTACTTAACTTATAAGTCAATAAAAGTATATTAAGATTAATCATTAGGAGGAAATTATGACAAAAGAAACAATGACAGTGAGAGCCGCACTCACTCAAAAAAAATTACTGGACAAACAAATTGCTGAAATGTCCAGTGAGAGTTTTGTAGAAGTTATCTCAAAACAAACAAAGGTGTTAAATGGAATGATTGTATCAGACTGGGAAGAGGAAGCTAAAAAAGTTTTCCACTCTTTAAATGATAAATTACGTCGCCGCGAGGCGATTGCTAAAGCAATCATCAAAGCTAATGCCATGCATACGGTTACGTTACCTAAGTTTAACGGAATCAAAGAACATAGCAAAAAAGAAACAGAAGAACTTCCTTTTGCTTCTGCTATTGCTCGAAAAAACTACTTGGCTTTTTTACAGGATACCTTGATTGTTAGCCTAATGCAACAGGTAAAATGTGCAACAAAAAACCAAAAAGCTAAAGAAAAAGAGTTAGAGCAAACTGTAGTTACACGAATTAATAATGAGTTTGGGGGAGCTACTCAAGTATCTCCTAAGCAAATTAAAGAACGTGAAGAAGAAATCCGAGTTGCTAACGAAGTCTTGTATTTAGACCCGAACAACCTTGCTAAAAACCTACGATACTTTAAAGAGTATGTGTCTTGGTATTTGGCAGAGATTGATTCGATTCTAGGACATGCTACAGAGGTAACTGAAATCACTGTGGAATACTAAAATCACACTCATATACACTAAATAACTTTTGCAACAAATCCACATAAATGCTAGTGTATCGAAAAACTTTTAAAGAAACCTGGGCGGTTGCTGTTCCCAAGATTGTCGTCCCGTCAAATTAATGCGAGCAAAATTGGAAAAATAAAGTCGCTTTTATAGAGGGGTACAACATCATAGACGTACCCTTCTGATAAAAGCATCATGCCAAATGTGTAAATAGAGAAACGGCTTACTGGTAATCCTTAATCTCTAATCATTCAGATTAAGCTACTAATCATTAAGACTCGATTAATCATTTACATTAAGCAATTAAGGTCTAATCCGTAATTGTTATAAAACCCTAGGGTAAGTTTTTACTCACAGGTTGGGTTTAAGGTTTTGTACTAGGCTGATACACTAGCCTACCATGCCCCAGTCGCCTAAAGGATATGGCAATAGCCTTCTAAGCTATCATGTGCAGGTTCGAGTCCTGCCTGGGGCACCATTAATAAAGGAGGAATTATGAATAAGTTAATCGAATTCAAACTAAATCCATTCTGGTTAGAAAAAAATCAAGAAGAAAAAACATATTTTAAAGTAGAGATGATGAAAACTCACAAAGACGTATGGGAATATTCTTCTGATGTTGAGTTCCCAGATGAGTATCCAAAGCTATCTATTGATGAAGACATTGTAACAGTTACGTATATAGATGTAGAAAAAGACGAAGATAAAATCTTCTGGAGAGCTAGCGAAAGTGATATTAACTATTTTGAAGACGAGATTCTATCGTTAAGTGAACATGATATGTTAATAAGACTTCTTACAAGATACAGTCAATCTATTCGAGCGTATGCAGAAAACAAAGAAAAACAAAGACAAAAAGAAGAGCAAGATAAAGAAAAATGGGAACAAAGAGGAGTAGAACACACAGTGGTGTAGAAAGAAGGAATTATGTACGAGTTAATATACGGGAACAGTGAATCAGAAGAGTTCATAGGATACTTTTCATCAGAGAAAGAAGCAATTGAGAATATTCTCGACTATTTTGAAAAGGTTGGTTATGAATATCCGTACATTAGAGTTATCCATAAAAAAGAAGAAACAAAAATAGATTACGGAAGTCATAAGTGGTTCTACTGGATTAAGAGAATAGATGGACCAATTAGGATAGAAGAAGACTTTATAAAGGTCACACTCGTTCCAGATTATGAAGAAACAGGAGAGTTAGATGGCTACATAGTTGAGGAATTAAGCTATGACCCGCTACTTGCTAAGTTCAAATCTGGAAACAAGATGATAGATAACCAATTCTTATTATTTCATCCAGATTGGGTCTATGTGCTTAATCGTAACAGAGGAAATAGAACCCTAAGTGGCTGTGGAGTAGTAGAAGGAGATAATATCCCCGAATTATTCGGAATAGTTCTAGTTAATGTCATCAGAAAAAAGAAAAATCAAATGAAAGAATATATTAGGTTACAACAAAAACAATAGGAGGTTATATGAGAATATTTTTAGCAGTATTGGCTTTAGCCCTGTCCCTTATGGGGACAGAGGTACAAGCAGAAAGACTGATGAATGTAAGTGCCTATACACATACGGGCAATGTTATGGCAAATGGAGAGTATCCTTATGTGGGTGCGGTTGCTAGTGATGACCTACCGATAGGCACAAAAGTACTTGTTAACGGACAGGAGTACGTGGTCAAGGATAGATTTGGTGGTGGTTATACAGATAGATTAGACATTTTTGTAGATAGCTATGATGAAGCTATTGAATTTGGTCGACAATGGTTAATGGTAGAAGTACTAGGACAATGAGACATATAGAAGATATTGCAAAAATCACGCCTAGAAGAGAGTTCATCCTCCAATACGGAGAGTATTATTGGATGAATATCTGTAATAATAGAATTAATAATTCTAGGATTAGGAAAATCGGGAAAAGAAATAAAAAGACAGGAAAGGTGTACAAATGAAATTACCTATTAGTAATGAATGAAGAGCATATAAGGAGTGAAATAGATGGATGAATTAGTTAGCTTTTCTTTAATACCAACGATTGAAGAGCGTTATATTGTCGATAATCTTAAAATTAACAAATATCTCTTTGGGTTTAGTAAAAGCAAGGAAGTCAATGGTGTTAGATACATGATTGACGTTCATAAAAATTCAGTTAATGTTAGTGAGGATAGAGGATTTGGCTATGGATATGAATATTTTTGTAAGATAGAGCAAGATGGGGGAGTATTAGAATATTCTGTTAATAAAATTGAAAATATTCTCAAATCGTTCAAGGAAGGAATGCAAGAGCATATAAAGAAAAAAATGGAATGGGAACAAAAAAGTAAAATCCATATTTCAATCTAATGGATAATTTAAAAAAAGAAATAAAAAAGACGGGGAGGGCATATAAATGAAAGCAACTTTAAAATGGGCAGAGACCCTAAGAAAATGCTATTACGCTATGGGTAATTGCTATGGAATGAAGTGTAAGGAGCCAGCTCTTATTAAGGCTGTAAGGGCAGGGCATTTATCTTTATTAGAGCATGCAGATGTGACATTTGATATTATCTGTAGCCAAAAGTGCTTGGCACAAATTACAAGGCATAGACATTTTTCTTTTACAGTCCAATCTACAAGAGGAATGAATATCACGGGAAACGGATTCTACAACGGCTTTGATAAATTAAGTGGAGTAGATAAAACAAAAATGAAAATGGCTTATGGTGCTATTGCTATGCAGTTTGAAAACTTGCTTGCTAGTGGTGTACCAGTAGAGATTGCATCGTATCTATTACCATTAGGAACAAACGTAAAGTTAACTGTTACTGGAAATCTTCGCTGTTGGTTTGAATACCTAAAGAAAAGAGTTTGCAACAGAGCAAGTGACGAACATCGTAAATTAGCTATTGAAATCTACAACCAGTTGAATGCACAATACCCTACATTGTTCAACCAAGATGCTTTAGGTATTTGTGTTGGTTGCAAGGAAGTTAGTTGCGATTTTTCCGTACATAAAGCGACAGCTAAAAATCCAATTATAAAGGAGCTAAACAATGGAACTAGTGTATAGTGCATATATATTTTGTATGTCGGTATTGATAGGCGTACTTGTGTATTTATCTATTAGAGGTGAAAGATGAGATGTTTTGAAATAGTATCAGACTATATCGTTGAGGATATTAAATTACCAACAAGAAAAACTAAAACCTCAGCAGGTTATGATATAGAGTCAGCTAGTGACGTTATCATCAGCCCAGGGTGTACAGAACTTATACCAACAGGATTAAAGGCTTATATGCATGATGATGAGTTTTTAGCAATTCATGTTCGGTCTAGTGTTGGAATTAAACGTGGGTTGGTATTGGCAAATGGAACTGGAATTATTGACTCAGATTACTATAATAACTTAGATAATGAGGGTCATATCATGATTGCGTTAAGAAATACAACACATGGAAAAGTGATGATTAAAAAAGGCGAACGTATTGCACAGGGAATTTTTCAAAAATACTTAACGGTAGAAAATGACAAAATTAGTGATAATGTTCGCACAGGTGGCATAGGAAGCACGGGAGAATAGAAATGAAACAAGAAGAAACAAAATTTGCAGTAGCTAGTATCTTAGCGGAATTATTATTTCACAATTACGAGGACATTGACGTAAACGATAAAGGACAAATCGTAGCATATTGCTACCGACCTAAGAACAATACTTTGGAATTAAACTTACCAAAAGATATTAGCAAGGAGTTGTCTCGTCATTTATGCGAAGTAAGACCAATCCTAGACATCTTGCGTTCTGATTATGCATTGTATTTAGGAATGTATATGGCACAAGAATTAGAAGACAGTTTAGAAAATGTAGAAATTGTTCACAAGCCTAACAAGTTAGTTGGTCGTATTTGTGATGATACTAGATATTTACTAACTCTTAACGGGGTAGTAAGAACAAACCCAGGTGACTGGATTATTACTGGTGTTAATGGAGAAAAATATCCATGCGACCCAGAAATATTTAAAGAATTATATGAATTAGCATAGGAGGTAACGTGGTTCATTACTTTGTAATTGACTACGGCAATACAGGCGAATTTTATACGGTAGCAGTAGAAGGACAAAATAGAAATGACATAGAGTTGTATTTGCAAGGGCAATCAAGAAATGTAAGATACTTAAAACAAGCAGAACGCATTAAGTATAAAAAAGGTAAGGACATTGGGGTAGGAAAGATAGTGTACTGTAAACACTGTAGTTCTTGCCCTAAAGGGCTATCTCCAGATACAAGGGAGAGAGTATTGTGAAAGAGTCAATCTTATTAGAAGCAATTTCAATGTACGAGGATAAAGGACCAGATGCGATTGAAGAAATTAATCGTACGACGGCTATATACGAATATTCATTGAAAGTAGAAGAGTTAAGAATAGCAGAAAAGATATTTAAGACCCTCAAGTATGGAGAAAATATAAACGGAAAATCTCCAGAGGATATACTAATAGACAAAGAAGAAAAAGAACGTATTTTTCACTTTGCATGTTGGGTAATGGATTACCTTAAAACACAAAATCCTCATTATTGGGAGCTATTTAGGGATAGATTTATCCTAGGTATCAGTATAGAAAAAATGGCGAAAAAATATAATAAAAGTAAATCGGTGATGTACAAGACAACTAAAAGAGTAATAACAGAAGTTAATTCCGTCATGAAATTATACGATGAAGAATATGGTAGTTTGAAAGATTATTTGGAGATGTAAACATGCTTATAGATGATATGTTTTTAGATTTAGGATACGGCTACAAAGTAGCTTTGCGTGAAGTATATGCTATGTTCCCTATGAATTTAGCTCCAGTAAAGGAAATGTATAGAGAGTACTGGAGACAAGGGAAGGTGTACAGAGCGACAAAGGGTCGAAAAGCAAAGAGTTTCCTTTTGTTACAGAACGGCTGGACGTTTGTATCGGCTTTATCAACAGACGAACTAAATGAACGTATTTGGGAAATGAGACGTATTCGTAAAGCGAAAGAAAGTTTAATGGAGGTAGGTACTGATGCCTAAGAGAAAACCTGGGCGGAAGAAAAACAAGCCTATTACAGAAAAGGATTTGATATATATGCAAGCTAAAGCACTCACGGGAAGTGAAAGGGAAGCTAAAAAGATAGCTAATATTAGCTTAAAGGTAGACCCAGAAAAGAATAACCCTGCTGTGAAAGAGTCTATGAAAGACTATAAGCGGTTTATGGACAGGAAGTTCATTGAACAGGCAGATATGGTTGCTAACGAACTATTGGAGCTTGTTATGAATGCAAAATCAGAGACTGCTAAGTTAGGGGCAATCAAGGATTGGTTAGACAGGGCGGGTCTAGCACCAGTAAGTAAAACAGAGACAACTACAAGAGAAATAGGAACAGGTTCACAAGTAGCGATTGACCTAATCCATAGATTAAACAAATTAGATAATAAAAAAGGCGGAGAATAAACTCCGCCACTTTTTTTATTTGTGATTCTTTTTAAATAGAGAGGTTAACTCTCTAGGGTTATAAACCCTACCTTTATCCATAAGGTTTTTCTTGTAAACCATACTATCAATAGCCTCAAATAGCGGTCTAGTATCCTCGATAGCATTGTGTACGTTTACGAACAAATCTTGTTTGTCACGGAATACACGTCGTGAAGTGGATACGGTATTCAATAATTTTAGAAGATAGTCTCTATCCTCTGGTGTATTTGGGTAATTAAACTCTGCACAATGACGAATGTCAGATAATGCTTTATCTAGTCGACCAACCTCGCCATACCAAATATTTTTATTATTTCTAATATATAGAATAGCCTCTTTAAATTTTACGATAATCTCAATTAATTCTTCGTTTGTAAATTCTTTATTCATTTTAATATTCCTCCGTAATAATATATGTTTCGTATACGTCGTTAAGAAAAGGAAAAAAACATAATCCTTTCATAGCTCCTTCCAAGGATACATGAGTCTCATTTCTGTATAAGTACCTCAAAGAATGGTAAAGTCTAGGGTTCCCTATATCCTCTAATAATTCAATAACAAACTTTCTACTAGGTTCATTCTTAACAACAAATAATAGCATTCCTTTTTTTAGTCGACTATAAAACTCTGTTGCTTTTTCCTCTCGTCTATAAAATTCTTCGTTCATTTTAATATTCCTTTCTAACAATATAGTATTCACAAAGACTGGAGGAAGTTCTTATCAACTCTTCCACAGATAAACCTATAAAAAAATTAGAACGGTTCCCTACATTGTATAACACGTTAGCTTTTATTTTCTCTCCGTATCTTTCATATGCCTCTCCTAATTTATATACATACAAGCTGTTGAATTTGTCGATTTCAATAATCGTATTTCCTGTTTTTACGATTTCACACATAAACGCAAACTTATTTATTTCGTCCATTACTAAAACACCTCTTTTATTAAATAAATATCACAAAAAGTGTCTGAGAATATCGTGTTGAATAAGTAGTTTTCTACATTGCATTGTTCTCCATCTTCGCAAATTAAAGTAGTTTCAACATCCTTATGTCTTTCGTAGTCTTCTTCCAAAACTACAATATCCCAATCATTATCCATTGCTGGGTCAATTGAAATTAATATATCTCCTTTTTTAAAATCTCCTTGTATATATCTCATTAGTATTCCTCCACAACAATATAATAGTTACAATAGTTAGTACTTTCGTTTATTAAACAAGACATACTAAAAGCTATCTTATAATTAGAAGGATTCCCATAATTATACAGTACATCAGCTTTTATTTGCTCCCCGTTTGGACTATATGGCTCCATTAGTTTATACACATAAAGGTAAGAACCACGTCCTCCAAGTGCAACAATTATATTTCCATTCTTTACAATTTCATTTATAAATTCGCTTTTTGTCATTAATATATCTCCTTAACTAAATAAAAATCAAAGCCACCATGTTCTTGTTCAATATATCCTCTGTCATAAAAAACAACACTTTTTTCTTTGGGGGATTTGTTCCAACCAACGAGAGTAGCTATATCAGAACATTCTTCTGTAAAGTCTGTTAATATCCTTGCTACACCGAAGGTGGAAATTTTTTCTTCTATTACAATAAGTTTAGTTCCTGCTTCAAAGTTTTCCAGTGCAAATTCTAACTTTGTCATTAGTATTCCTCTTTTACTATAAAAATAATAGGTTCTTTGTAATTATTAGCTAAAGCTGTATAGCCTACACGAGAATTGTAGGGTTTAGAACCTGGTTCAGTAACTTCAATATAAATATATTCTTCACCAGGAATATAGTCTCGTAGAACTCTTCTAACTACAAGACTCCCGTTCATTCTTGTAACTATAAATAAACTATCTTTTTTTAAAAATTGTGATAAATATTGTTCACTAGTCATATTAGTACTCCTTTACGATTTTATAAACATCAAAAAACATATCTACATATTGCGTGTCCATTTTTATTGTTTTTGCATACTCTTCACCAGATTTATAAAGAATTATAGAATTGATGTCTCTGTGTGTTCCATAGTTATCGAGGATAGAGATTACCTTCCAATTATTTGGGAAGAGAGGGTCAATGACAACTATATCATCCCACTTTTTAAATGTTCCTTGTCTATAGTTTGTGTTAATCATAGTAAAACTCCTCTATTACAACATATTCATCAGTACCCGTTTCTCCTAGAAGTCTACCATCTATATTAAAGCCAACTGTAAGAGGGGCGAAGACTCCGTTTCTATAATATCTTTGAACTTCTATCCACCTATAGCTTTCTTCATAAGTTTCTAAAAGTTCGTAAATTCCCCAGAGTATCCCGTCATCACCAATACAAACTACCAAACTTCCTTTTTTGAAGTTTTCTTTAAAAAAGCTTAATTTATCCATTAAAATTCCTCCGTAACAACATACGCATTTCCATTGGTTGTTTCATATTTTAATGAGGAATTAAGTAACTCACCTTTGTTGGCACATGGTTCCGAATACCTACCTCTTAAAAATACGTGTGTGGTGGGAGTGTTTTTGTTGTAATCTTCCAACAATTTCATTACATGCAGCTGGTCTGGTTTAGCAATTACCAGTAGAGCATCTATTTTTAATTTATTGAAAAAATCTGTTTCCATTTTAGTCTCCTATAATCTTATTAATAATTACTTCTTTAAAATTAGACGTGTTCATTCTGTACTCGTCAATGCTTTTGGTCGCATACAAATAGTAGATAAACACATCTCTATCTTGCCCTAGGCGGTGTACCCTATCTTGTGCTTGACGTAGTAGGGTAGGGGACCAAGGATACTCTATAAACACTGCACATCGACTAGCCGTAAGTGTTAAGCCTACTGCACTAGCTTGCAAACTACAGATAATCAATGGTGTATCTCCTAATTGAAAATTATCTATGTTGCGTTGTCGAACACTAGGTAATTGACCACCTACAATAACAGAACTGTCGGGGAAGGCTAGATTAATTTGCTTTCCGACTTCTTTGTGGTGGACAAACACGACTACCTTTTCTCCTTTGTCTAGTAGGTTTTGTATAAAATCAATCGACATCGTGAGTTTTCTCTGCGTAACGGCTTTGTCAAACCTTTCAATATCATGAAATGTTTTTGGAGACGGTTGCTCCAATTCCATAATAGGGATAGGGATAATTCGTTTTTCTGGCAATCCGTTTTTTAAATCTTTTTTTGTTCTCCGTAACCATATTTTTTTCATTTTTTTGTGTAGAGAAGTCAGGTTGCTAAAACCGCTGTAATCAATACCGTATTGGCTATTTCTAGGGGAGCAATATCGTTTTAAAAATTCTTTTTCCCCACCTAACAAATGCAAGTTATTTAAAATCTGCATTTGAGTTAGTAACTCTACAGGACGATTAAGCATTGGCGTTCCTGTTATTAAAATTTTATAGGGAATACGCTTACTCCATTGTAAAGCTATCTTGGTTCGTTGTGCTTTCGGATTTTTAAAGCAATGACATTCATCAAGCACAATTTGCTTAATACCTAGCTTAGGAATTTGAAATTTATATTTTTTCATTCTTTCGTAGTTAGTAATAATGATAGGGGAGTGTAGGTCGTCGATGTTTACATCAATGCCAATCCAACGTTTTATTTCATTTTTCCAGTTTATTTTTAAGCTAGCGGGGCAAACCACTAGAATTGGGAAAGCCCCTCTTTTAAACATAGCCTCAATTACTGTTCTGGTTTTTCCCATGCCCATGTCATCACAAACATAGGCAGAGGAGTTATTTAGGATGTACTTAACACCCTCAATTTGATGGGGAAGTAGTGGTAAACTCATTCAAAAATTCCCCCTTGACCCAATTCAATATCAATTAAATGTAAAACTTCTTTTAAGTTCTTTAGCACTTGTTTATTTCTTGTGGTTAGTATTAAACCACTCAATAAACCTTCAAAATAACGTAAATCCTCATAAGTAGAGGATTGGTTGTTTATCACAACTAAAGCGTCATCAATAATTTCGGAAATTTTACTTTGTACACTCATATTAAACCTCCTCTAAAATATTACCAAACAAATCGTTGTAGGCTACATCAACTAAATAGGGAATAGACTCTTTTAAAAAGCAGTCTATCTCGTGCTGGTCAAAAAATCTAAATTCCCCACTTTCAGGGAACACCACGACAAAATCTTGTTCGTCGCAGTGTTCTGCATATGCTTTGGCAAATTCTAATAAACTGATACCGTGACCTTCAAGGTAGCCTACCAACAATTCCTTATCTCTTGTGCTTTTTAAATAAAATGCTTTGGAGAAGTCTAAAGTTTCGTATGTCAAGCCGTATTCCACAAGACCCTCATTTACGAATCTCACTGCATCCAATAAAAAGTCAAAGCTCTCTATTAAAGCAAAGATTTGATAATCTAAAGTTTGCTTAATAACATGTTTCACATCGTCTTTATTTATTAATTCACTAATATTCATAATCAAATCTCCTTTTATCCTCTACCAATACCGTCAAGGGCTTGGTCTAAAAACTGTTCTGTTATACCAGATACTAAGTAATCTCTTGCGACATCGAAAAACGGCTTAATATTTTTTAACGTGAAAAAGACAAATTTATTTTTATTCACCATACAAACATGGGTGAAAGGGGATTCTTCATGTGGCACGTGTTTTAAAAATTCGTCTAGTGAAACTTGCTCTTCACTCAAATATAAAAAGAACTCTCTCGAACCACTCATACTAGTTAAGTCGAATGCACGTGAGATTTGTGGGTCGTCACAATCTAAAATAGCTTGATTCAGCAAATCTACTGCCAAACGGCTTTTCCGTAGGTCTTCACAAAACACATTGACTTGAGAACTAATTTCATACAAAATCATATCGGATAAATCTCCAGTATCTAATAAGCCTAAATCATAAGCATCGGTTAATAAACTCATTTTTATATCTCCTTTTTAAAATGGAGGGGGTATATCCCCCTCTCTCGTTACCTTTGTTTTTTATTACTTAACAGTGTATTCATAGTTGCCGTGCAACCATTTTTTATTGACGATTGTTGATGGCAAGTCGTCTGGAATGGCGTTCACGTATAACACGATAGAATATTCTTTTATTTGCATGTCAAGGATAGAAACGTCGTACGAATACAGTTCATATTCAGCCTCATCAATGAACTCCTCTAACTTTTCGTCATCCATTTTTCCAGTCCACACCTCAATAGGCAAGTAATCCACGCCGTGTTCGTCGGTAGACATGGTTGTGTTATTTTTCCCGAAGTTAACGGGAAACTCTTTCTTCACTTCTTTTTTAGTAGTAGAGCAACCATAAGAACTAGTTGTGCCCCAGTAATAGCTATCGTCATACCACGGTTTAATCATTGCTGTTTTGTAACGATAGCCGATGTAGCTAGTGTTTGAATATAACGCCCCTGATACTTCCGATTGGACAAAGTCCCCAATTACTGCCAACTGACCATCGCCGACCAATACATATTTATTGGAACCCATTGCTGTGTTCCATAACTCTTGAACTGCGGTGTTCCATACGGCATCACCTAGAGGGTTGACTACCTCTTTGATGAATTGCATTGTATCGGAATGTTTTGCTTTCATCCCGCCTTTAGGTGTGTAGTCATGCATAATACCGTTATGAACCATTCCAACCTTAGTCCAGTTATTAGGCAAGCCCATTTCTTTGTAGTTGTTGCACACCGCAAATGGATGACACGTCTCTGGGGAAATAGCTCCACTTGTTGCGATGCGGAAGTGGAAGACCCTATCAATAGAGTCTGGCAATTTACTTGCCTCTGCCCAAAAATCTTCAAACGTGAAGAAGCCTTTTTTGACGTGAGTCATTCCTTTCTTTTCATCGTAGTACATTAAGCCTGCTCCATCTGGGTTGCCTGCGAAACAGTTCATCAATTCTTCTTTATCCAACTGGAAACCTTTTTTATAAACACTAATTACACACATATTGTTCTCCTTTTTTATAAAATAATTAATTAAAAATGTTTGTTTTGGTAAAGCCCCTCTCAATGGAGGGGCATAATTATTAAGCGTGTACTAAACCTACGTTCAGTAGCTGTTCTTTCAATTCCTCATAACCTTTTTCAGCAGCTTTACGATTCACGATGTCCCAACCGAATGTATAACGGTCAAGGTTTGCCATATCTGTTAACACGTCAGTTAGTTGAATGCAAGCCATTATATGTTGGCGGCTTGCCAAAGAATGGAAGAGACGAATCTCAACCGTGTTATCATTTTGTAAATTCACGGCTGTGTAACGACCAGCTCGACGAGCGTTGTTATACCAATCGACAGCATATTGACGAGCTGTTCCGTTTACACGGTTCGCCCAGTGTTCTGCCCTGTATTCTGGTCGTTGTGCAAATTTGACCATTTCGCTGTAATTCTCGGAGAACATGCGAACTAATCGACCGATATTTTTTTCACTGTTGAAAAATGCACGGCTGATATGAATATGGATACCAGCGGTATCACGGTCGTTGTCATAAGCCCGTTCGAGCATTTCGTCCGTGATTTGCTCCCAATCAATTTTTAGCATTTCGGCAGGAGACATTGGGTGAGTGATAGCCTCGAACCCGTTAGATAAGGAGCCATCGGAATTGAAGTAGAATTTGTTCATATGACCATCAAAGATAGCAAGGACATCATCTTCGGAGCCCTCTGCATCGGAGCCGTCACACTCCAATTCAAGACCGAAATATTTAGGACCCTCTCCGAAGAATTTAAGAGTAGGGCGTTTGTGGTAGCCCCGAATTAATCCTTCAGGCATGTTACTTTCGTAACGATACCAACCCTCTTCAATACCGCACCAATAGAGGTCGTCTTGCTCTCCTTCGGCGTAGTAGTAGCCGTCCTCAGTTTCATAACGCTCCTCATTATCAGACCACCAGTTGCCACTCACTTCGGATTGCCAACCATATTGGCTTTTGCACTCACAGTGGACAGGACTATCATAGTGCTCTTTGTCGTCCTCGTAATAGAAGGCATCGTCGGAGTAGATGTAGGTGTTCATTGCCTCGGACCAAACGTATTGGTCGTCAGAGCAATCTTCACAAATAACTTCGTCGTTATAGGCGTCTCTAGCACTATCTACGTGACAAATTTCATTACAGCAATCGCAAATAAAATAATCTTCTGCTAAACCCTCTCTGACATCCATAGGATGAATTATCTCCTCATCAAACTCATTAAAATAAGTTACTTGATTTTTTAAGAACCAACGACCACTTGCAGTCGATTGGACAATTTCTTTGTCAAATTTATTTACAGCAAATGTCGCTGAATAAGTGACTAATTCCACTGGTTCTGTTAGTGGTTCTTGAGTTAGAGCCGATAGATTTGCTACTGGAGCCAAGTTTTGTAGCCGACAAACATAGATATGACAAGCTCTACCTTTTGGAGTGTAAATTTCTCCGTCACTTCCTATGGTTACGACAGCACCGTTATAGGAATAGCGATTTCCTGCCACAATAGGATTTCCGCTACCATCTAGTAAAATATCTTCTGGAGCGATGTCCATTGTGCAAGGTTGTGTTGCACATTTAAACGCACCGTTTTCCTTGTAATATTGACCTTTTACAAGGTCAATGTAGTTAGGAACATACGGAGATGGTAGCTCTTCCACTGGAATGTGGATTAAGCGTTCATTTTCCGTGTTTTCCAACACCAAAATTTGTTCCCCTTTAAAATTCTCTGCTAAGTATTTTTTTGTGTATAAAGCACCATTGATTTTAAAAAACTGTTTTTCCATTTTAAAAACTCCTCTCTAGCTAAACATAGCCAAGATAATAAGAAATAGGGCGAAATAGCACACGAATAAAGTGCCTTGAAATGCTAACTCAAGATAATGGTTGACTAAACCTTTCCGAGTTAACTTGATGTTGTGGGTTTTCCCGTCTACAGTGGAACGTCCCACAAATTTGGGGTTTAATAAGCCACGACGTTCTAAAATAACGTGGTCTACCCCATGGATTTTGATGACTTCGCCTCGCATAGCTTACTCCTTTCTAAACACATAAGTTAATAAACAAGCCTAAAAATATAGCCCGATTACGAGCTAACCATATAATACACCTAACTTAACTAGTAAGTCAAGCATATATTTTTGCGTACCCATATGCATGTGGGTGCATGTACGTGGGTACGTGTACGTGACCGTGAGAACGGTACGTGGTCGTGACGTGGTACCGTGGTACCGTCGGTTCGTTCGACCTGCTAACAGCTTACCACAACCCTCATCGAGTTCGGAGAATGGCTCAACCATGCGGTTTGTGATGGGGTAGGATAATCCTCGGCTTGCGAACAGAGTAAATAAACAAAACAAACAATAACATATAAGTCAATATATAATAATTGATAAATAGCATTATTAAAAATATACAAAACAAATAAATGATTATCAATGAGAATTAATATATTAAATTTTATACTATATATTACTAATATAAAAAATCATGATACTATGTATCATGTAGGCGAACGCCTACCGCCTTATATAAAGATAGGGAATAGAACGAATACAAGGTAATATATAGGCAATCCTATATAAGCTAATACAAGCATAAAAAACGGAATATAAAGCAATGTACTAGCCTAGCATATAAAATAATATCCACAAGGCAAAAACGGGGGAATCTATAAAATTCTACTACCCTATACACTAATAACATATATAGAGCAATAGACAATATATAAAAGCCTATACCGTATCAGTAATAGAGAATATAAAAGAATATTTGTACTATCTTATAAAATGCTTTAAAATCGTTTATAAGCCCTCTTATTTATTATCCTAACGGTATTACACCTATAAATGATATAAAGCACCTTATACAGCCTATAAAGTAGCTTAAATTGAATATATAGAATTAAGATGTACCACGATACAGCCTATTAGATTAAAATAGGCATAAAAAAAGCCTTTACCCGTCTAAGGTAAAGGCATATAGCAAATATGATATAGATGTACTATAAAATAGAATAAAAAGCCGTAAAAATTTAAACGATGTATATAGGATGTTAGAAAAAGACAAGTATCAAATAGTACACGATAACGATAACTATATATAAATATGGTTATCATTGATTATCAATAATGAATATATATTCGATAAATGGATATAAAAAAAAGGAGGGCATAAAGCCCCCCATTTTATTTTTATTTGTTTTTGATAGGTCCGATAATATCAGACCATAAGCCGTTTACCACCATAGCAACAGCGGTAGGCGAGTATGTTGTATTGCACCTAACAAACATACTCATTACGTGTTTAAATTCCTTTTCTACTTTTATTAATTCTACTGTTTTTGTTTTTCCCATGTTTTACCTCTTTCGTTTAATATATGGAATCGGTTTGGTATTGGTCACTTGCTTTATATAAGAGTACTTGAAAGCCTTGTTTAAAAAATTAGGTTATTTCAATTCGATACCATTCTCTTTCAAGATATTGAGAACAGTCGCAAGGCTATCTTTTAAAGCCTTATTTTCTTGAATAAGTTCTTCGTTATTGGCTTTTACGCTGTTTACCTTTGGTGCATAGTCTAAACTAGCTTTGTACAATGTAATTGTGTTCCCTAAATCATCTACGAACTCAGTCAAAGTATATTCTTTCCCCGTTTTTGTAGATACGGCTTTTTTAGTAGCTACATCAGAAAACATTAACTTTTTACCGTCGTCGGACAATTGGCATTTGATTGCCAATGTTAACAAGCCCTTTTCTTCGTCAAATTTGAATTGGTTAGAAGTCAAGTTTTTACGAGTTGTTTTATTAGTAGTACGTTTAATAGTCATGATTTACCTTTTCTACCTACGTGAGTAGGATTTTTTTATTAGTCAAAAAAGATTGTTATGACTTTCAAGTACCCTTGTATAAAACAAGCGACCTTTTTCTATATGTAGTTATCAAAGAACACTATCGAGTGTACCGCCTACCGTAGTAGGTTGTTCGGTTGCTTTCGATGGTTACACTATAGCACACCTTTTTAAAGTCTAAAGAATGGCTTAGTTATGCGGTTTGTAGGCTGTTTGGATAATCTAAGGTATACTTTTTATTACTTTTAGGCTTATATTTGAATAAAGTGGCTTTTTTATCATAGTAGGTGGCTAGGTGGGGCTTCGCAAAGCAAGGTACCAGGTCCGCCCCGCCCCGTATAGAGACCCTTTTAGTAGGCAAATAATGTCCCATAAAACCCTTTTGGTAAACAAATAAGATGACTTAAAATCATTTTTTGTAGGCAAATCAACTTATTTGAAAACCTTTTGGTAGGTAGGGTAGGGCTTTCTTTTTAAGGGGTACTAATACGAACGTAGGTATCTTTTAATAAAAATAAAATCAGATACTGGTACATACTAGGGTGGGGCTTCTACATACTGTTATCTATACATAGGAGATAAAGGGTACAGAAATTAAATAATTTTTCCTTCTTTTGGTAGGTTGATTCCTACCTAAGAGTTCTACAAAATCGAAATTTTGTCTGAAATAGTAGAATTTCGAGAGGAGTGAAATTATGAATCATTCTGTAGAAGTAGAACAGATAGCTGAGGCTTTTAGAAAAGGAAAAGAAAATTTAGTTTCATTTAAAAGGCTATTTCTCCCTGTGGGAGAGGACGAAGAAGTCCCGTATGCTTGGTTTCATTATTCCTGGAGTGACATCCTATTACACGGAAAGAAACACTATGCTATCGAGGGGTTCCGAGAGTCAGCAAAGAGTACCTTTGTATTGAATGCATTTCCACTGTATCGGTTGGTTTATCCAGATAAGAAGAACAATTACATCGTAATCGTTATGGCTAACCAGACGAAGGCTAGTAAACAGTTAAAAGAAATCGCAACGAAGTACGTTACGGACGAGTTGTTCACCCTGAACTTAGTGAAGGTGAAGGAACAGTCAGAGAAAGCTTTTGAGGTAATCGTTAAAGATGGGGGAGGGGGGCACGTAAACGTAAGAATCGAAGCCTACGGCAAAGGTTCTTCTATACGTGGTTTGTTATGGAATGATAGACGTCCGTCTATCGTTATCATAGATGACCCTCAGGACGTAACTGATTCTTTGTCTGATACTATTCAGACAAATGACTATGATTGGTTCCTATCGGACGTGTTGTTCTTAGGTAAGAACACACGAATCTTTATGATTGGTAATAACCTTGGTGAAAAATGTTTGATAGAACAGGTTATCACAAACAAAGACCTTCTTAATTTTGATGCCTTACGAATACCAGTAATGAATGGTGAGGGAAAATCGAATTGGGAAGAAAGGTGGTCTGCGGAGCAGATTCTCCAAGAGAAAGAGAATTGGAGAGCATTGGGTAAACTGGATATTTGGGAACGGGAGAAAATGTGTATTGCTATTTCCCCAGAACGGCAAATGTTCAAGAAAGAATATTATAAGTATTACGCACCGACAGAATTGAAGCTGGAGGGGTGTTCTATTTATACGACGGTTGACCTTGCTATCTCACAAAAAGAGAGTGCCGACTACACGGTAATCTGTACGATTGCAGTCAATAAAGATAACCACTGGTTTATATTGGATATTGATTATGATAGGTATGACCCATCACAAACCATTGATGCTATTTTCCGAGCGTATCAGAAGTACAAGCCACTCTACGTAGGCGTAGAGAAAGTAGCTTACCAGGCTTCTGTAAAACATTACTTGGAAAAAGAAATGCCAAAACGGAACATCTGGTTTACAGTGAAAGACTTAGAGGCGTCTAGCCGTAAAGAACTTAGGATTGCAACATTGCAACCACGATTCAAGGCTGGTACTATTTGGTTCCCTATGGGGGCTAAATTCTTAACTGAATTAGAGAGTGAGTTGGGGAGCTTCCCAAGAGGGTTGCACGATAGAATTTGTCGTGGATAAAGGTGTTTAATTGCTGGAAACCCCTTAGAGCCAACAAAACCACAAAGGAATTGGAGACAATAGACTTGATGGTTTGAAAATTTGTTGGATTGGGCAATCAGCAGCATTAACTCTGAAAGGATAGGAAATGGATATAGAAAAAATTAAAAAATTATACAGAGAAGGCAAGACTTTAAGCGAATTAGGAGATATGTTTAAGGTGGATAGAAATACTATCAGATACCACCTAAAAAAGCATGGAGTTCCTATTAGAGCGAAAAAAGAAGTAAACCAACAAAGAAAAATAGATATAAGTATAGAATCCATCCTCTATTTAATAAATGTAGAAAAGATGCTCGTAACTGAAGTTGCAAAATACTTTGGTGTTTCAAGAGCTACAATAGGCAAAAGACTAAAGGAAGTTGGTTTAAATCTTAAAAACCACAAAAATCAAAGAGAAAGACAATCAGAATTTATGAAAGAAAACAACCCTGTTCCAAAAGGGTGTTCAAGAGATGAAAAACTAGTTGAAAAATTGGTTGAGTCTAAAGAAAAATCTTTACAAAACAAGATTAGAACATTCAATCCAAAGAACTTTAAAGAGTATGCTAAGTTCGCTAGGTATTTAGCGTACAAAGAATGTGGATTAAAAACTCCAAAGGGGATGAATATCGACCATATATATTCCCTACAAGACGGATATAAAAACAATGTTCCTGTTGATGTTATTTCTCACAAAGAAAACCTAAGAATTATCTCAGAAAAAGAAAACTTAGAGAAAGGGTCTAATAGTCTAATTTGCCTTGACGAATTATACAAAAGAGTTGGTGTTCAACGACTAGCTACTATAGCGTAGGGTCAAGCGACTCGAAACAACACCCGTATTAAATACGAAGATATAGTCTGAACTTATGTGAAAGCATAAGCCATAAGGCAGGTAAGTAGCGACTACCTGTAAACATATTTGGACCTAATTGATGCACTCTCTTATCATAATCAGATTGCTATCCCACCAGCAGGCGGATTTAATACCGTCCATACAGAAGACATACCATACGGAGGAGCGATGTAATGAAAGTATTATTTGATAACGTACTAGTCATTCCAGACGAAGAAAAAGAAAAGATTAGCGAAAGCGGTCTGTACCTTGGTACACGAAATGAGCCAGTATTAACTGGAACTGTTTACAAAGCAGGAGAAGGAACTTTTAACCATGGTAAATGGGTCCATAACGAAGTCAAAGAAAATGACAAAATCCAGTTTGGGCACGATTACCAAGAGGTTAAGATTGATGGCTCTAAATATTATTTAATGAAACAAACCAACGTAGTTTGTATTTTCTAGGAGAGTATAATTGGACGATATTTTACAGTTAGGTAGTACAAGTGATGAAGAAGCGATTCTGAATGACTTTGATAAGACAATAGTTAGACGGATTCAAGCAGACATTGCTAGTGCAGAAGCCTATCAGGCTTCCGTTGTTGAACCAACGGTAAAACAGCGTTATGAAATTTATTACGCTGACAAAGATTACTATAGAAATCGTTTTCCAATTTTATCTAAAACTTCCGACTTAGTTTCTACAGACGTAGCTGACACCATTGAGTGGGCATTGCCCTCTCTAATGAAGGTGTTCACAGGTAGTGATGAAGTTATTACCATCGCTGGAGTAACAGAAGAAGATGATACAAAAGCAGAGACAATGCAAGAACTTTTGGTGTATCAGTTACAACGTCAAAACAAATTCTTTCCTATCTTATATAACTGGATGAAGGATGCCTTGATTACAGGCATGGGTATCATCAAATGTTATTGGGAAAGGACAGAGGGGTATACTACTGAACAAACTACTCTAAATAATGAGGCACTACAGGCACTCCAACAAACAGGGGTGCCTATTGTTTCTATTGAGGGTCCAGATATTTATGGTGACTTTGTTGTTACCTATCAATCCCCTTATTATGTGAAAAACGCTCCTAAAATTGAGAATATTTTAGTGAGCGATTTCATTTATTCCTCTGATGCGAAGTCCCTCGAAGAGGCTAACTTCGTTGCCCAAAAAAGAAAGGTAACGATGTCCTATTTAAGAGAGAGGGAAGCACAGGGTGTATATGCAAATATTGACGAAATTAAGACAGAAGACTTTAGACAAAGTAAAATTGAAAGCCCGATTGAACAGGTAATTGGAGACAAATATAACGATTTAACCTTTAATGAAGAAGATAAAGCTAGATTAGAGGTTGTGATTTACGAATGTTATACCAAGATGGACATTAATGGGGATGGTATCCTAGAAGATATGATTATCACCATTTGTGGAGATACCATCATTCGTATTGAGCAAAACTACATGGGTAGACACCCATTTTTCACGATTTCTCCGACAAAAGACCCTCATCGTATCTGGGTGAAACGCTCTTATGCAGAGCTTATTGGGGAATTACAAGACTTAAAAGTGGCGTTAACACGTCAAATCATGCACAATGTTGCCCTAAATAACGACCCTAAAATGCTATTAGCGGAAGATGCTATCAATATTGACGATTATATCCAAGGTCGTAAGGTAATTCGCATGAAATCTGGACATAGCCTTAATGAAGTGGCTATGCCAATGCCAGTTCACCCTCTATCCCCTCAAACATTCCAGTTTTTAGAGTATATCGAAGGACAAAAAGAGAACAGAACTGGTATCACTCGATACAATCAAGGCTTAGATGCTAACAGCTTAAACAAAACTGCCACGGGGATTTCGGCAATTTTAGGGCAGAGCTCCCAACGATTGGAGTTAATTGCTCGTATGTTTGCAGAGACTGGTATTTACGAGTTATTCCGCTTTATGGTTTCTTTAAACCAAAAATTTATTGACCAAAATACAGTAATTCGCTTAACAAATAAGTCTTTGAAGATTAATCCAGAAGATTTAAACGGTAATTTTGATTTAGTTGTTAATGCTGGTATTAGTATTGCCACTAAAGAATCTACGATTATGGCAACACAAACACTACTTACGGCTTTAATGCAAGCTAATGCTGGTGGGTATATGGTTTCTACACCAGAAAATATCTACAATTTATTTAAAAAATGGATTGAAAGTATTGGCTTTAAAAACTATGGTGATTACATTACAGACCCAGCGGTAACGCAACAACGCATGATGATGGAAATGCAGTTAAAACAACAAGTTTTATCCCAATTACCTCCTCAAGCGTTACAGTATTATGCTCAGTTTGGTATTTTACCACCAGAAGTGTTATTACAATTACCACCAGAATTACAGTTATTATTTAAAGGAGCGGGAGATGACCCAACACAACAACAGCAAGGAGCTAATTCAGCAGATGGAATTGGGGGCGGGGGCTTCGGAGGCACTAACCTTTCTCAAGGACTGGCTGGAGGAGTATCAAGAGTGGACAATCAGTCGCCTCAAATCGTGCCCCGTGGAGGAAATGGTCCAGTACAGGAACCTCCTTCTGGTATCGGAGGCTTTTGAGGGCTATTTAACTAAAGTGATTAATAACGGAGATATAGCTAAGGCAGATTTCCAAGAGCTACAAGACCAAATAGCTTACGAAACACGTCGTGGTTACTATCCAGAATAGGAGAAATTATTGCAAGTTAATTTTGAACAATATAAAAGACCTACGAATGACAAGCCGTGGGAAGGTGGAGCTGATGGGGTTTTAAATAAACCTCATCAGTTTAATTATGGTATGGAGAATCCATCCTACCAAAGCCAAAATTCTGGTACAAATTCCGAATATGCAGGGCGTATTACTCCAGAAATGATGGGTGCTAAAGGACCTAGTTATCAAGCACCAGTACCAGACCGTTCTAATGCATTGGTTGACGGAATTAAGAAAAAGGTAGAGGCAGAAGAGGCTGAAAGAAACGCATATGCTGATTCTCACCCAGGTTTAAGCAGAGATTTTGCTAGAAACATTTCTGATATTCTTAATCAAACTAAACGGATGGCAGACGAATCTGCCGCTAGAGCAGACGGTTCTTGGTATAAAGACCATGGTCCAGACTTGTTAGCTATGAGAGAGGCTCGTATGAAAGATGCTCCAGATTGGGCTAAGCAAGACCCTATGGCTCAAGGCATGGGATATGAGTGGGCGGATAACGAAAAACTAAAATCGTTTGGATGGGATGATGATTATATTAATCACCTTAAAGCAAGTCATGAATTCCACCCACAAGAGATTGAACACTTACGTTCTATTGGTGCTTTAAGAGCACCTTACGCCGAATACCTTGCTCAGCAAGAAGAGATGCGTAAACAAGCCGAAGCTGAGTCAGTTGCTAGAGCTGCTCAGAACAGTTATAACGAACCAAGTTATGGCGGTGCTGGTTACTATGAAACTCCTTCATTTTACAACCCAGAGGAGTTTAAGGCTAATTTATTAAAAGAACTGAACTCTGGAGGAGGATATAGTGCACCTGCTCAACCAGAAAACAATTGGGATGGAAATAATTCTCCTTCGGCTAGGGGAATTTCAGATGATTATATGAGAAAAGCTCAATTATACAGCCCATACTAAGAAAAATGATAATTTCACCAACCCCCATGGGGAGTGAAGGAGGAAACATGAAAGAAGAATTTAAAATTAACTTACAACTTTTCGCTGATGGCGAAGGTGTAAATACAGGGGAGCAACCTACTATGGACTCCCAACCAGACGATATTCCCGATTTTGGAATTGACCAAGATGGGAATCCAGTCTTTTTTAATGGTGGCTCTATGGACGATGACCAGAATCAAGCGGAACCGAATACACCAGAGGGTGACGACTCTCCTAATGTACAATCAGCTCCAACAGAACCTGAGACATACGTCGTAAAAGTCAACGGAGAGGAACAAGAAGTTAGTTTAGATGAGTTGCTCCACGGATACATGAGAAATCAGGACTATACACGCAAAACGCAACAGCTTGCTGATGAGCGTAGACAAATGCAAATGTATACTCCGCAACCTCAAGTACAACCACAAGCACAGCCTCAACAACCTCAAGAACCAGCTCCAAGTGAACCTCAGTTCACACAAAAAACTTACTATGAAAAGTTAGCAGAATACGCTAAAGCAGAAGTTGAAAGCACATTCGGAGAAGAATTCGATGAATATAACACCATGCACCAAGCGGCTTTTGCTGATTCTATTGCAACAGTTAAGGCTCAAGTGTGGCAACAACAACAAGAAGAGGCTCAACGACAATCGGTCGTAGACAACTTCAATAAAACGATGTACAAGTACACACAAGACCCTAACTACCGAGAGATTGATGCGTACGCATTACAAAAACTAAATGAACTCCCTTATGCACAGGCAATTCAAATTAAACAGGCATTAGACAATTACGATGCAAATGTTGTAGACCAATACATGACAGCTGTGAGAAACGAGTTCTATGGGGTTCGTAACGTACCAACAATCGCTAAAAAAAATATAGTCACTCAACAACGTGGTCCAAAACCACCTTATGTAGAACCAGCTGGTGCGGCTACTACCCAACCAGGTAACCCTACAAGAGAGATTGACTACTCTAAATTACGAAACTTAAATATTGATGAACAGGCTAAGCTATTAGCCCAGATGAATTATTTTGAAAAATAGGAGATTTAACTTTGGCACAAGAAACTGCTGTAAAGTCTTATAAAGTAGTGGGCAAGGTCGAGGATATGAATGATTTCATTACGAACATCGACCCAGACCAAACTTTATTGACTTCCCGATTTGGAAAACTTTCTGTACATTCTACAGAACATAACTGGTTATGTGATTCTTTACGACCTGCGATGGACAATGCGACACTAGAGGTTCATGACTTCTCCACTCGCCAAGCTACACCTCGTAGACGTGAATCCAACTATACTCAACAATTTGAACACGGTTACAACGTGTCCGACATCACTCAAGCTATCAAAAAGTATGGTGTACGTGATGAAAAAGGCTACCAAATGTTAAAAGCGTCTAAAGAGATTGCTCGTGACTTGGAATACGCTATCGTTACTAACAAAACGAAAGTTCCATTTGACGATGCAACTGCTGGTCGTTTTGGCGGTCTTCCATATTTCTTAGACGACTACAAAGATGTAACTATGGCAACTACTGGTATTGTTACTTTAAATACTCATCGTTTTATTAATGGTGACAAAGTAACATTCCGTGGTAAAGGTACAAATGCATTGGATGCCAATATTAAGCCTAACACACAATACTTTGTTAGAGTTATTGATGCCAATACATTCTATGTACACTTAACAGCGACAGAAACTACTTCTGCAACTTCTACGCCTATTAAGCCAACAGCAAATGTAACTGCTGGTAAAATGGAATTGACGTATTGCAACTCCATTGACGCTGGTAAACTGGATTCCCCTGGCGAATTTAGTATGGATGCATTGAATGATGCAATGCAGGCTGTATGGGGTCGTGGTGGAGACGTAGATATTGCTGTTATGTCTGGTAAAAACAAACGTAAAGCATCTACATTTACTGCTAACTCTCAACGTAACGTTGCGATGGAAGCTAAGAAACTTACTCAAGTAGTAGACGTCTTAGAAACTGATTTCGGCGTTGTTCAGTTGATTGCTCATCGTATGTATACTGATGATGTAGTCGATTTACTTGACTTACAATACTGGAAACTTGGCTACTTAATTCCATTCCATAAAGAGGACTTGGAACGACGTGGTACTTACCAAGAATCCATTATCACCGGTACAGCTACACTAGAGTGTACTGCTCCAATTGCAAATGCTCGTTTATACGGCATTACAAAATAATCCTATGGGGGTGGTATATCCACCCCCTTTTTTTATTATAAGGGGGTATGACCTTGAGAATTAGTACAACAGTAGAAGTAGAAAAGGATACCTGGACGATTAGCCATGCCTATGATGAAACAGAAATCCTTAAACAAGCTAGAGAAGATAGAAATAGTGGGGAAGAAGGTCGTATAGACGGAGGCAAAGCCAAGTGTATTGCTCGTATCCCTAGACATAGATTTGATAGTGATATTGAATTGCAGATGGCATTATCTTGCCAAGGCAAGGATAAAGCAGAATACGAGAAATGGATTCGGTTATGGCTAATGAGAAACCCCGAATTTAGAACAACTACTGGGAAAACGAAGGTGTACTTATGATTATTGTTCGTGATGTAGTTACCTCAATTCTTTACGTATTGGGGGAGAATGCCACTAGAAAGCATAGTGACCCAGAAATCATAGATGCCATGAACTTAGTTTTAAGGTATGTCAACATGTCATTAATCAATGCTAAGTCTTACTGGATTACAAAAGAGAAAAAGTTAGTACCAGTAAAGGGAATGGCTAAGCTACCAGAGGACTTTGGAGGCTTTAAGTCTTTTGAAGACTATGATGGAGGGTATAAATTTATCAGAGGCTCTGTGAAAGTTGACTCTCCAGTTAATATGTTGTACTTGTATGTGCTTGACCCTATCGAATCTATTGAAGATGAGATAGATTTACCATATCTCTTATACGATATGTTTGTTAGGTATACAGCTGGACTATTGAATGGAACTTTTGGAGCAGATACGATTGCTGGATTAATCACGTCAGAAGTTATGAAACTAGTAGAAGCTGAATCTGATGGACCTATAGATAGACCAGTACAATTTTTTGTTTAGGAGGGACAATGACTGCGAACGATTTACTTATCCTTGTTCGTCAAAGACTAGGAGATATGCAAAAATTATCCTTGTCCGACGAAGAATTATTAATGAGTTTAAATGTAGCTATTGATAGATTGAGTCAAGAACTTTCTGAAGCTGCAAATCCAGAGCTCACAAAATCTTTTACAATTGAAAATACAAACAAAGTGGAAAGACCGCAAGATTTTATTGGTCTTTGTGGACAGTTTCCTGTTGTATTTCATCAAGACCCAGACGGAATTAAGGTATCACATATGAACCCCAATTATGAAGGGGTATTAGAGGTTAGATATTTCGCTAATCGACCACATGTTACCTCTTTGTCAGATACAATTCCGTTTGACAAAGTACTACAGCAAAGACAATTAGTTACATATACAGTATATGATGTGAAATCTTTAACAGGAGAGGTGAAAGCTGATGACGGTTCGAGAGCTAATGGACAAAGCGGCACTTAGAGATAGACTGAGCGATAGTTTGCAAAGTGGATACGAAGACAAAGAGCTGATTGCCTATATTAATGATGCCATTAACTTTATTTGGCATGTATTAATTGACCATGGCTACTATGAAGTTGTGGGCGACCATACATTTACACAAGAAACGGAGCAGGTTCCAGAAGATTGGTATAAGGTAACTAACCAAGCTCCCGTTATAGTTAGAGAGAGAACAGCGACAGTATATGGGAAATTACCAATGAAGATTCGGTATTACAAAAGACCTAAATTTGTAACTGAGGTTACAGACCAAGTTCCGTTCGATAACGAAGCCTTTGGCAATATCGTTGCACAATTAGTTGTAGTTTTAGCAATGTCTAACCACGGCTTTAACATGGATGTAGAACAAGACATGGTAGAAGCTATCGTAGGTTTATTATAGGAGATGTGTTATGGATAACGGTGCTAATAATTTGCCTTCTTCTATACTAGGAGATGGACGAAAGTTTGTCTCCTTACTTAAAAACTACCTTAAAGGTTTGCAAGATGATATTGCTGAAAAACTAGGAGAAGTTACTAAGATTTATAATACGGTAGCAGATACTCCAGAGACTATTGATGAGCAAGTTCATTCGATTACCGTAGAGGAAAAAGCTGTAAATGGTAATATTTCTTTGTTAGTTAAATGGAACTCTGACAATATTAAGAAGTATGCTGGTGCGGTAATTGATATTAAAATTGGTGACTTTCACACTACTTTAGCTGGGTTTTCCGACCAACAATGGGTTAAGCACTATGAAACAACCAAGACTAACCAGTATTTGATTGACAATATCGAACCTGGTCAGAACTATTTAATTAGAGTTCGAGGAAAAGACGTTTATAATGCTAAGTCTATAGAGGCTAAAGCTCCAGCGATTACTTATTATGTAGAGCCCAACAAGCATGTTCCTAGACCACCTTATGAGGCAACGGTAGTTTTCAACAAAAAAGGAGTCTACTGGTCTTGGAAACAGTATGACCAAAACGAATATATGTGGACAGAGCTAAGGCTAGATGAACACCCAGGTGAACTGCATAACAGATTAGAAGTTACAACCGATTTAATGTCCACAGAAAAACCCTATGCAAGGTCTGGTACGGCATACTTATATAACAAGGGGGTGGGAAATAGCTATTCCTCTCCTTTAAAGTTACCTTATGCTAAAGCAGTTCCTCATGCTCCAGAAAATGTTACAGTTACCCCAACATTAGAAGGGATGAGAATCCATTTTGATAAAATTCCAGAAGATTGCTATGGAGCTAACGTGTACATAAATGAAGAAAAGTTTTATGTAGAAGACAATACATATAACTTTGTATGTGCTATGGGGAAATACACTATCCGTGTAGCATATCTCGATGTATTCGGGGAAGGGGAAAGTTCTACTCCTATCGAAAAAGGAACTAATGAAGAAATCCCTCCAGAGGCTGTCCATATTACTAATAAGACGGTATTTGATGACGGAGTGATTGTTGCCAAACATATTGGTAATAATGCTATTGTAGGAACAAAAATTGCTGAAGGAGCAATTACTACAGATAAGATTTCTGCTAATGCCATTACGGCTGGAAAGATAGCAACTAACGCAATTACTACTGATAAGATTGCATCTAAGGCTATTGTCTCAGAACACATGGAAATTAATAGCATTGAGGGGAATAGAATTAAAGCTAGTTCTATTGACGCTGATAAACTAAAAGCCAATTCTATTACGGGCGATAAGCTAGTAGTTGATTCTATTACAGGTGATAAGATTAAAGCTGGTAGCGTTACTGTTGACAAATTAGGAGCAGGAGTTATCGACCTTAAAGAGTTAGGGTCCGCTATTCAAGGTGGTTCAGTTCGGATTGATGGAACTGGAATGTCAGTTGGACAACGAAATGGGTCTTATACTAAATTTGATTCAACAGGATTAGTTTGGTACGACTCAAAGGGAACTCCATTTGGGTCGGTTAGAAGGATGGTTAAAGGCTATGCAAAAAATGGCGATAAAATAAATCTTTCTTGGGATACAACCCCTTATGTTATGGTGGTTCCTCCAGTTATACCTATATTAGGGGATAACTCCCCTAATCCACAAAACCAAAATGTGGTCTGTAGAGCTGTAAATGTATCTCCAAACGGATTTGAAATAGAAGCATTCACAGAGCTGACAGTTCCAAATGCCTTGAGGCTAACTCCTAACTCGAAGTCTCTTAATGGTATAGGACAAACTACTGTAATGTGGGTATGGTCTCCATATGACATAAAGGTAAAATGCGAGTTTAAGCCAGGCATAGATATATATGTAGGAGATGTCCTAGCGGTAGATACGTATAAAGAGTATTTCCCTGATGGAGTTTGGAATCTAGTACCGCCTAGGAGGCACACATTTGGAGGAAGCAGAGACGATGCAAGAACAAATTTTATTTTATCCAGAAACAGTAAAGTCACAAAAAAATACAAATTAGCAGAACCTATAAAAAGAACAAATCCGTTAGAGGAATATCTAGCTCAGTACAGAATAAAAAGCGAAGTAAGAGGTGAAATGAAGGAGGATGGGTATAGTGAACGCAGTGGCAGCTATACTTATTACACCCCAACGAATATATATGATTTTTTCTTTAATATGGAGGAGGTTGAATTTAGAGAAGCATCCTTAGATTTGAAGAAAGGAATGAATAAAATTCAAGCAATATATTACAGTGGGGCTGTATATGGGACTAACTGGAATAATGTAATTGCTAAATTGGTTTCTCCTCCAGAAATTTTAAAATTCTATCGTCCTTTTGATGAGAGTGTGCAGTTTCTAGCAATGGACTTTCCAATTGAAAACTATTATTCCATTACAAGAAATGGATTTAATACACTTCATTTTTCGGGGAAAGGAACTCATACATATAAACCAAAAGGAAGAAGGTTTAAAGTTACTTTAATTGGAGCAAGTTCTGCCATAGGCAAACCAAGACCAGAGACATCGGAAACAAAAATTGTTGGAGGGGATATTTCCTACAGTACATCAAAGTCTTCTATTTTTGTAAACGGGATAAATAACCAAGAAGAATATAAGTATAAATTTGACGACTACCATGGCTCATGGAAGGGAAACGAACAACCAGAAGAAACATTTTTTGCTGCTGATTTTGGATTAGGTCTTCCTTGGGGGTGGGGGGTAACCTCAACTCCATTTAAGGTACCAGGTTATTTAACAAGTACCCCTAATGCTTTTTTTGCTGAACCACACTCCACAGATAAAGAGACCTTAGCTAAAAGCAACCTATCTCCTACATTTAGGATGTTGTGGTCTCAAGGAACACGAATGAACAAGTGGAACGATGGATACTTCGGTCCTGCGGTTGAAATTGTTGGGGCTCCTGTCCCATACAAGATTCATAGTGATTCTCATCACGGAGCACGAGGCGGTTATCATAGAGAAATGCATGGAAACACCTATTTTAAAATGGGGATGTCTATGCCAGAAACATATGAAATTGAAATCCCAGAAGACCAAGAGATTCCAGAGTTTACAATTACTATTGGGGAATGTCCAGATGTACAGGTCGGACAAAAAATCCCATTAACAGGAACACTTGGCGGGAGAACTTCTATTGAGGTGGTGGATACAAAAATATTTGAAGGTGGCGTGTTTATTGTAGAAGAAGAGCCTACTGTACAAAGGTCATAAGGAGAGAAATATGTATTATAATGTAGAGTTTTTCTTTGAAAAGCCATATAGGCTGTTTACGTCAGAAGAAGAAACACAATATTCTGTTACACCAGAAGAATTTGAACTGTATAATTCTGGGAAATACGTCAAGGGAAGTGACGGGAGACCTAAATTGTTAGAGCAAACTGCTCTCAGTATTCCAGTAGAAAGTTATTCAACTGAAAACTTAGTTGGTAGTGGAGTAGTAGAGGAAGTTGCTCCAGCGGTTTCTAATGACCAAATTATGTCGGCTCTTTCTGAATTAAGCGAAACAATGGCACAATTAATAGGAGATAAAGATGATTAGTTTTTTTACGGATGTGTATGCCGTTTTATGTTATGTAAAGGAGAAATGCAATATGTACGTTTTCAAAACAATGGTTCCAATTTACGGTTACTTGATTCTTAACGGTAGCTGGGTATTAACAAAAGAGGAAGCTGTAGAAGGTAAAAAGGCTATTCCGAAACGTTATGTAGAATTGGTATCTGAATGGCTTGCTGAACAAGAGTCTAAACGTTCCGAAGCTACTGAGTAATTGATATTTTGTGAAACTTTAGATATACTAAAACTATATTTCAATACTTTTTCTGTATAGGTGAATAACAATGTTTCAATCTAAAAAGACGCTAGAAGAAATATTAGAGCAAGACCATTTAGGGGTAACATTAGGAGATTCAAAGATTGCTTCTGATTACCTACAAAGAAATAGTCATCAAGACATTTTTATCACAACGTCAGAGTTAAGAAAAAATGGTCTTGGTTCTTGGGGAGCAGAAGAAGAGTTTATTCTCCGAAGTCTACCAAACAGAAATAGAAAAAGTTTCATCAAAAAGTACCGAGAAAGGTACAAAATGTGAGTAGCTAACAAGGAGGTAAATTGGCTAAACGAAAACTAATGCCACCAACGCAAGAGTTAGTGGTGAATCAAGGGGATGACTTCTCTTTCCAATTATGGATTAAAGATAGTCACGATACCCCAGTAGATATTACGGATTACCAATTTACATTAAAAGTTAGAGAAGATGCAGAAAATGACCAAGTATTAATTGAGGCGGTATCTACTGTTGTAGATGCCTCCGATGGCTTGGTAGAATTTTATTTCTCTAGCGAACTAACCTCTCAGATTGATACAGAAGGTCTCAATTACGAAGAAGTTAGTGAATATTGGTATGATATTTTACAAACAAATAAAGAAGGTAAAAAGACCAGGATTTTACAAGGTAGATTCATTGTAAGTCCTGGTATTTCTTATCACTAAGAGGTTTTATGGTTAAATGGCTAAAAGAACATTTTCCCCCTCCATATAGATTTTTATCTGTTTTAGGTTTTATAGTTTTGGCAGACGTACTAGACGTTTACGAAAGATTCGTTATGCATTTGTCAAAATTATTAGACTATTGGGAGATAAAGGTAATGGCTGGTAGTTTTCTATCTCTGATTATGACTATACATAATTCGGATGTAGCCTATATTGCACAAGCTATTTTCTGGCTTATAGTATTAGACATTATTACAAAATGGTTTGCTATTAGCTATGAATATCTTCAAGAAGAGGGGATTCCAAAAGAAAGAATTACCGTGGTAAGTACTTTCTTTGGGTGGATTCCAGCGTTTAAAGCTGGAAAGATTAATAGCACTCACCTAGGGTTTGGCTTTGTTAGCAAGGTGGTTCAAATTGCACTGTTATTAGTAGCTGGCGATATGATAGATTCTGCTTTGGCTAACAGCCATATTGAACTAGGTATTAGGGCTATTACATTTACTATAGGCTATGTGTGCTATAGTGAATCACTTTCTATTATTGAGAACATGAGAGATAGCGGTGTTCCTCATATGGATAAATTAATGGATTTAATGAGTACTAACGTACTTGGACGGTTACGAAAGTAGGAGGCATATGGACAATAAGTTAGAAGTAAAACTCCCAGACCCAATCAAGATTGAAGTTAAATTTGGGCTCAAAGGAGATAAGGGGATGCAAGGTGAAGTAGGAGAAAAGGGAGACCCATTCCGATATGAAGACTTCACTACAGAACAACTAGAATCTCTTCGAGGTCCTAAAGGAGAACAAGGTTTAACAGGACCAGTCGGGCCCCAAGGACCTAAAGGTGACCCATTTACTTATGCAGATTTTACAGAAAGCCAGCTAGAAGGGTTAAAAGGACCTAAGGGCGATACTGGGGAGCGTGGATTGACTGGTCCTCAAGGAGAAAGAGGCTTAACAGGAGAGCAAGGTCCACAAGGTATTCGTGGAGAAGTGGGACCACAGGGACCACGTGGGGAACAAGGTATACAAGGTCCAGTAGGTCCTAAAGGAGCCGATGGAGTTGTAACCTTTGAATCCTTGACAAGCGAACAAGTTGAAAGCCTTAAAGGTCCAAAAGGAGAAAAAGGTGACACTGGAGAAATTGGACCTATAGGTCCTCAAGGTCCAAAAGGAGAACAAGGACTAAGTGCTTTTGAATTGTGGAAAAAGACATATAAATATCCAGACAATTACCCTGTCGAAGAATTTTTGAGAGAAATAAGAGGGGAAAAAGGTCGTGATGGGAATCCTGGATTTAGTGCTTACGAACTTTGGCGAAAATGGGGTAACACAGGTTCAATGGATGACTTCCTAAATTCCTTAAAAGGACAAAAAGGAGAGACAGGAGAGCGTGGAGAAACAGGTCCTAAAGGTGACAAAGGAGAGGTTGGACCACAGGGTGTTCCTGGTATCCAAGGACCAGAAGGACCAAGAGGTCCTAAGGGGGAGACTGGAGAAAGGGGTCCGCAAGGCATCCAAGGCGTTCAAGGAGAACAAGGTATTCAAGGTGTAGCTGGTCCGACTGGAGAAGCAGGAAATAATGGTCTCAGTGCTTACGAACTTTGGAAACAAGAGGGTCACGAAGGCTCTATAGAAGATTTCTTCCTCTCTTTAAAAGGACCCAAAGGAGAGCAAGGTGACGTAGGTCCTGCTGGACCGAAAGGACCAGAGGGGGAAGCCTTAAAAGGCTTTCGTTTTCTTCAAAATTATATTAGAGCCATAGGGATAGACCTAGACGAAAATCAAGATAATGACTCAATATTTAGAGTTCATTTTCCAGATATAGACAATCTTCCAGGGGCTAATGGCATTACAGGTAATACAAGAAAAGTTGTTAATTGCCTTCATAAAATTGTTATGCACGGACTGCGGAATGGAGTGGATTTCGATTTGCTTGTAGAATGGATGAAGATGCTACAAAAAATCCGACTATCATTTTTGACTGTTTCCAGAACCATGGGAATATTTGGGAGAATAGAATTAATAAAAAGCATTGATGAAGCGATTTGGTTTATTGGTGAGTATGTCTTTACCAAAGAGTGTAAAGAAGGAACAGATAGTGATAAAGACTTCTTCAACCTTCTTTCAAATGCAAACTGGTTTGATATGATTAATAACTCAAGTTTATTATACTCTTCGGACGCTAGGACTAGAGAATCCTTCCTTCTTATTATCGAGAATTATATAAAACCATTAGAAACAATTTTAGAAAAAATAGAAGAAGTTGGCTAAAAAAGTAGGAAAATCCCAACGAATTAAAACGGTAACTTTAGTAGACTTAACAGGTGGAATGAACGTGGCACGCTCTCCAGAATTTCTTCCAGAAAACGAATGTGTTAAATTAGAAAATTTCGAGTTTGACATTGAAGGGGATAAACTACGGACAAGAAGGGGGCTAGGTGCCCCCCTCCACTTGTTTGACTCACAAGTTACTCACGTATATAACGATTACGAAATGAATGATTTCTTTATATTTCTAAAGAACAGAAAAGTATATCGTTATGAATTTGGCAAAACACCACAGCTAATTGGAACTCTTAATGGAGATTCTGAAAGACCTACTTGCTGTAAGTTTGGTGGAAATCTACTTATCGCAAGCGGGAGCAAGCTCCAAAAATATAACTACCAAGAACTGACAGAAATTTCTACTTCACCTAATGCCGACATAGTATTCGAGCGATTTGGTCGAGTAGTGGTTACTAAAACAGGTCAGGACTTGTTAATCTATTCTGCTATCGGGAACGAAGAAGACTGGCATGAAAACTCTAATGATGACTCTGCGAGAAAAGATGTAAACGTTGGGTATAAAGACGGCGGAGACATATTAGGAGTAGCTAGACTTGCTACAGACTTACTGGTGTTTAAGTCAAATGGCGTTATTTATAACGTTCAAAACGAACCAAGTGATTGGAATATCACTCCATTAGGCGAAAAGAGTGACTTTATTTCAAGACATGCACTTACGAATCTAAGTAAGGATGTTGTTTTTATGTCGACCACTGGGTTAAAATCTTATTCAACATCTATGTCGTATGCGAACTTTGAACCAAAAGACATCGGGGATAAATGCAATCCACTACTAAAAAAACAAGTTGATAATCCTTTTGTATCCGACCTACGGAGAACAAAACAGCTTATAGTCAGCGGAAATAGTGGAAATACTTTATTCGTATATCACTATGGCTTAAAGGCGTTTTCCATGTGGACATTCCCTGGTGACGTCACTTCTGTATGTGAAAATAGATACCATGTATTGGTGGCTATGAATACAGGAACAGAATCTGGTGGCATCTACGAACTAAAGTGGAAAAACACTACAGACAATGGAGAACCAATCTACCAAGAAATTATTACAGGACAACTTAGAGATACTCATGAAATGAACGTGTATAGAACATACATTGACATAGAGGCAAAGGTGCCTGGCTCTGGTCGAATCCATATCAACAAAGAAGTGATAAACCATAGTTGGATAAGTAAAGAACAACAAAAAGAATTTAAAAGTCAGATTAGGGCTCCTATCTTACAGTTTATGTTTGATACTACAAGTCCTATTATTTTTAAATTTGTTTCCTTTGACATAGTAATGGAAAAAGAAGCATTCGTAAACGAAAGTTCTGCTAAAGCAGGAGGAAAACGTGGCTCTGGTTTCGGAGCTAAAAAGAAATCTGCAAAACATGATGATTTCTTAAAGAATTTACATGGGGGAGGAAAGAACCCATACGGATAATAGGGCACTCTTCGGAGTGCCTTTTTCTTGTAGGAGGACATATGCCTAACACAGAGGACATTATAAAATGGATAGACAAATATAAAAAGAAAGTAGGGAAAGACTTTTTTGAAGATTGGGAAAGAGACTTTTATCCGCTTTTATACGTACATGACGATGGTTCTTTATTTGCATATACTTTATTAGCAGATAGGCTGGAAATTGGTGTTTTTAGTGGGTCTTTACAGGTACTATATCCAATTATAGAGCACCTAGCAAGACAAGCGGGGGTTTCTTTAATTTCTACAATAAGTCCTTTTAACCCTAGGGCATATGAAAGACTTACAAAATCCACGTGCATAGATTTTAAATGTATTGATGGTACAACATATTATTATTTTATAAAGGAGATAGATAATGGGTAAAGGTGGAGCAAGTTATCACGAACGACAACTAACCCCAGAAGAAAGGGCGTTAATAGCTCAACAACAAAGATATTTGTCTTCTATTCAACCTAGTATTGACAAACTGGTGAATAGGGGAACAGCAATGTTAGATGATGTGGTAAATCCAGACTGGAAAGGAATATATGGACAAACGGTTCACGATATTGACGGACTCCGCAAAGAACAGTCTTTATTAGCTACGGGACAATTACCAAAAGTATACAGCGATGCTAAGATGAACTACTTCAATCGTATTTATGAGAATACTATGGGACAAGGGCTAGCTAAGATGGCTCGTAATGGCGTAGTAGACAGTTCTAGATACAACTCAACAGTAAATGATATGCAGAGCAATATGATGGCACAAATGTCAAAAGACTATACACAAGACCTTGGTATGGCTAAAGACTTGCTAGACCAAAAATACAAATTTGCATTAAGTCCATTGGAAGTAGCTCACAAGGCAAATCAATATTCTTTTGCTAATCCAGAACAACATCTAGCGTTAGCACAAGGACAAAGTAAATCAACAAATGATGCTCTCCAAACGCAAGGGTCTTTAAATAACGGAAGAACTACCGTAACTCAAAAAGGACCTGGTTTCCTTGGAGGATTAATGAGTGGTGTTAGCAATATTGCTAGTGCTGCAATTATGTGCTTCCCAGAATATGTAACAGTGGAAACTGATTATGGCTACATTCCTATTACAGAAGTAGAAAAAAATGATGTCTTGGTATCTAAAGATGGTATTGAGATTGTATTAGATGTTATCGAATGTGGGGAAAAAGACATTCATACAGTTACCACAGAAACGCACGAAGTAGATTGCACATCTACGCAAACAGTCTGGACGAGACGTGGTTCAGTGGAAGTTAAAGACTTAGAAGATAAAGATGAGATTCTAACTGATAATGGATTTGAGAAACTTGTCAATATAGAGTTTAAAGAATCAGATATACCTGTGTACGAACTTGTTGTATCTGGTTCTGGTATGTTCTATGCGAATGGTGTTTGTGTAGAAGGTTTTAGCGAGGAGGAACTAAATGAACTATATTCCCTATAACCCAGAAGCTGATTTAGGCTATATTGCTGGTAGAGCGTTGGCTAATGTCGGGGGATTACTTTACCAAAACTATGTTGGTAGAGGTGAAGCAAAAAACTTAGATAACGAAATGGCTACAGATAAAGCCAATCAGTTAAGTGGGTTTAGTAATAAATTAGGAGGACTATCCCAGCTTACAGGAGAAGACTTCCGAAATGGAGTTTCTCAATTATATGCTAATGGCTATCAAGGTCCCATGGTCACAGAAAAGAATGCATCAGATTTAAGCAAAGGATTTCTAGAACAATCCAATTATATGAGAGGTTTTGAGGAACGTAATAAAGGCAAATATCTACATGGTGGAGATTACCAGAACTACAATCAAGCAGTAGCTGGGATGCCAGATATTAATGGGTTCTTAAATTTAGGGAGGTAGTAATGGATAATAGAGCACTTGTACAACAGGGGCTTTTAAACCTGGGGTTTTCCCCAGGTGCTACCTCTGGCATTATGGCTAATGCGTATCACGAATCGGGAGCAGATTATTCTCCAACACGGTTGCAAGGTGGTGGAGAGGCAGGAGAGGTGAACGTAGACGGAGAAACTGGATACGGATTATTTCAATGGACTTCATCAGATAGACAACAGGGCTTAGCTGACTACGCAAAGCAAGCAGGGACATCGTCTTCTGACTTGTTGACACAACTTTCTTACATGAAAAAAGAATTAGGACAAGAAGGGTTCAATAAAATTAATGCCATGACACCAGAAGATGCAGCCTTATACTTTAACGACTATTATGAAAGACCAGCTTATAATCCAGAAAATAGGCTGGCAAGGAAGAATATGGCAACTACCATTTCCAATACCATTGGACAAGATGGTGGTAAAACCATTGTTGATAATATTGACGGGATTAAAACCAATATGGTTACTGAAAATCCTAATGAAAAATTGGATATGGAAGGTGTTATGTCTATTATCCAACAGCCTAAGCGTAATGTAGCAGCTGCTGGAGAAGAAGCTCTTCGAGAGCAATTGGTTCGACAAGCTCATCATAGAGCAAGAGGAGTATTTGCATCTAGGTTCTATGAAGATAGTGACAAAGCTATGATGAACGCCGCTGTAGCTAAAGCACAAGAAGAAGCTAAATTGCAAAATGCTAACGCACAATTAACTGGTGCTGGTAAATTAGCTCAAATGATTGCTAATAGTCAAAACAATTCTAATAGACAGGCTTATGCATCTCTTGGTGCTATGGTTGGAATGAATGTAAATCCAATGCAAACACAATTAATGAGTCATAATCAATTAGCACAAATGGGGCTACAAGTCCAGTTACAAAGAAAACAACAAGAAGAACAAATGCAAAGACAAAAAGAAATGATGTTGTTGTCTGCGGCTACTCGCCCTCATGGAGGAGGCGGTGGAAGTGGTTCTTCTGGTAGTGGTCGTAGCTCTAGTGGTGCTAAACGAACAATGAGCCCAGCACAAAATACAAAATATGTAGATGATATTAGAAATGGTTTTAGAGAGGTTTTGGAGAATAATGCTAACTTAGGTAGCTTCTCTCAACATGATGTCGATAATTTAAACGAACAGGCGATGTTATCACTCCAAAAACTTGCTGTAGCAGAGGATGACCCATACGCCGTTCAAACAGTTAATGATATTAAAAGGTGGCAATCAGAACAATTAAAACACATGGCAGAGTCACAAAGTGGACATAATTTAAAATACGATTAATAGGGAGGATATATGGCTCTAATTAGAGATAGGATTGGCGATAATTTTGATGATTATTTATATAGTTCCAAGAAAAATATCGCAGAATACGCCAAGCAGTTACAAGCATCTGGGTATATCCCGAACGAAAATGAAGGCTTACTTGACAGCTTACAATCTGGTCTTTGGGGAGGACTTGGCGGTCTCTTGGGCGGTGCATCTGCCCTTGCAAAAGAACAGGGCTGGGACGGATTAGCTAACTGGACTAGCAACGAAGCTCAATATGCTGGTAATAGAGCACAAGCTAACGCCTATACTGGTAAATGGGAAGAAGGCAACTACTTAAACTATGCATTAAATCAATCGGCACAGGCATTAGGTTCGTCTGTGCCTTCTTTAATTGGTGATATTGCGACTACAGCTGCTATTGGTAGTGTGGCTGGTGGTCCTGTAGGTACAGCACTCGGTGCAGTAGCTGGTGTAGGTAAATGGGCTAACAGACTGTACGAAGGTAGTAAATTAGTGCAGTACGGTGCTAAAGCTGGTAAATTTGCAACTGGCGTAGTAGCTGGTGGTCTTATTGAAAATGCAACCAATGCTGGTGATACCTATATGACTGGTCTGCAAAGAGGTATGGACCATAGCCAATCCTACGATGCTATGAAAACAAGTTTCAATGAAGGTTGGGCACCTGCCATGGCTAACTATGCCTTCGATAAAATTTCCATGCAAGGTAGCTTAGGTTCTGGCATTACTAGTGCGTTTGCTACTGGTGGAGGTAAGGTTTTAGCTAAAGGTGCCGTTGCAACAGCTGTTAATGCTGGTGTTGGTGCGGTAGGTGAGGCTGTTACCGAAGCATGGCAACAACAAATTCAAGAGCAAGCACTTGGTACACCAGAATATAAAAATGTAAATATTTATGACCCAACTTCTTGGACTCAAGATATGAAAGACCAAGCATTTGATGCGGGTATTGGTTCTATTCCATTAGGTTTAATTTCTGGTACATTCAGCTCTGGTAAAACCTTATCTCAAAAAGAAAGAGAAAAGAAAAACCAATTAGCTTTAGAACAAGCAGAACAAGCAATGAATGCAACTCCTACTTTGAGAGAAAATACTGTTACAACACCTAACAAAGAGGGTGGAGATGTTGATTTAGGAGAAACTACTCCGACAGTAATGCCAGAGGCACCATCTACCGATGGAGAAAATGTTTCTCTTGATTTGTCAGAGGAAACTCCAGAGCACATGGTTGAAAGACCTAGGGATGAGCTTGATGATGCATTTGATAGCTTGAATCACGCCCACTACAAAAAACAAGGAAAATCTGATGATGAAATCCTAGAAATGAACAATAATGCTAGGGCAACAGCTGAAGAAATTGATAGACAGTGGGAAGAACATTCTCCAGAAGTTAAATATCACCCACATGCGTTTAAAGACGACTTTAAACAACAAGGTTATTCGGATAAAGACGCCAAAAGACTTTCCCGTGCTGTAGTTGAAATGCACGAGAAGAAACAACCAAAAGAACCTAGCAATGAACCTACCCTAGTTGAAAGAGCGGAAAGTGTTGGCTATAACTTATCAGATAACGATAAAGAGTCTATTAATAATGGAACTATGCCTAAAGTAATTATGGGTTCCATAGAAAAGAATGTAGCTGCTAAAGAAAAAGAAGTAACAGAAACTAAAGAGCAAGAAAGAAAAATACAAGGGGAAAACCAAAAGAGAGAAGAATATAATAATCACTACAAAGATTCTGTAAACAAAGGCTTTTTAGAAGAAACGTTCAGAGCAGTTCCAGACGGACCAAATAAAGACCAATTAATTAGAGATACAGGGTATGCGATTAGAGAAGCGACCTCTGAACACAATAAAGAACAAGCAGAACATAAAAATGGAAAAAGAAAGAATAAACCTGTTGGATTACAAAGGAAACTGGGTGAAAAAGGGATTAAACCTGGCAATACGTATACAAGAGAACAAGTTGATAATATTGTGGGTCATGTAGAAGATATACAAAAAACAAGAAAAGATAATCCAGCTGCTACCAAGGAAGAATTAAGAAAAAGAGGCTTTGAAAATGCTAGTCTTGGGAAAATAGATAATGCATTTAATAATAGAAGAGCAAAAGATAAGGTAGATGTTCATGCTGAGAAAAATGATAAAAGGTTTGAAAACTTTTACCTAGACGAAGCAAATAAATTAATTAACACAGCTAAAACAACAGGATTGCCTGTTGAAAGAAGCAAAACATATAAAGCTATTCGAGAAAAAAGTGCTCAAGGGTTTAAAAATATCCAAGACGCTTTATTCCCGAAAGTAAAGGCTCCTAAAAAAGGGAATGCTAAGCAAAAAAATGTAACACAAGAACAGCCATTGGCTCCTACTAAAGGCAATGAAAATGTAGGAAAACTTACAAATAAACAAAAGAAACAATTAAAACAAGCAGAAAATGAAAGAAAATTACAAGAAGCACAAGCTAAACTTGCAGAAGAAAAAGTTAATGATACAGTAATTGAAAATGGTGAATTAGCAGACCAAGCAGAAAGAGCAGAAAAAGAGGAAGAAGAGACTAGAGCCGCATTTGAAGAAAAAGAAAATAATAAAGAAGACGATAATGACGAATTAGTAAGGAAAGCAAAAGAGGACGAAGAAGAGGAAGAGAAAGCTAGAGCTGTATTCGAGGGCAAGGAAAATAATGGAGAACATATTTCTCCAGAAGCAGAAAAGCAAACAGACAATAAAGAAACAAAAGAAAAGCCAAAAGCAAATACTAAGAAATCTTGGAGTAAAGAAGATTCTCATTCAGTTGTAGACAGATATTTAAGTGGTGAAATT